TAGTAGTATCAAAAACTATCTATTAAACTCTGATTGTTATATTTTGTTAAAAGATATTCTTACCAACAAAAATATATTAGAATTAGAACTTTTATTAAAAAAATAAGAGGACATTATAAATCTTCAACGGGTTATAATAATATATAATTTAAAAATAATTAATTCCAAAAATTGATTATACAATTTGTCCTGCGAAAAATAATTATTTTATACTTGTTAGTAATGATAACATTAATACGACATTCTGAAAAATTAAAAAATGTTAATAAAAAAAAATGGGAAAGAAGTAAAAGATTCAAAGAAAATATACATGATACACCAATTACATCAAATGGTAAAAAGATAGCAAAAAAAGCTTTTAATAAACTAATATTACAAGGATATGATAATATTGATTATTTATATTGTTCTCCTTTGACAAGATGTATTCAAACTTGTCTGGTAATAAAAAAAATAATAAAAAAGAAATTTAAAAAAGAATTAAAAATCAGAATAGAATATGGTTTAGTTGAAAGCAATTTTGATTCACCAATTAAATTTTCTAATAATGATAAAAACAAATGTTTTTTCGATAAAAAAAGTAAAATTAAATATTTAGATAATGAATTATCATTAAAAAATATTATAAAAAAATACGGTAATGATATTGATAAAAGTTACAAATCTAAAACTAAATTTAAAGACGTGTCTTTTGATAAAAACAATGTCTATTTCATAAATAGATGTATAAAAACTTTCAATGATATTCTAAAAGATTTTAATAAGAAAGATAATGTATTAATAGTTACACACGGTAATTTTATTTTTTCAATATATACTTTTTTAAAAAACAATTATGACTCATCAAAATTTGAAGAAGTTTCTGGTGAATATTGTTCAATGTTAATTACAGATTATAAAAAAAAGAAAATTGAACTGTTAAATAATCTAAATTAAAATACTATTTAAAATCCCTTTGTTCGATGATATTATTTCATCTACAAAATACCTTGAAAATTTGTAATTAAAAAAAATCCAAATAAAATAATAAATGATATTTTAAAAGAATCTACCCAATTATTTCAAAATAATAATTTACCATCAGTAGTACATATTAATTACGATACCATCAATAAATTTACTAGTATAGATAAATTTATTGAATATATTAGTGGATATAATAATAGATGGATAAAATGGGGTTATTGTGAATCGAAAGAAATAATCCAAATAACTATTTAATTTGCCATTGATTCCATCACCGATTTTGTTCTACATTTAATTTTACAAGAAAAATATTGACATTGCTATTTTTTTTACTTGATACATTTTTGATTAACAATTGAAATCTAAAAACATATATTAATTTATATTGTATAAATTATTAATTATAAATTATTTATCTATTTGGTCTAATTTATTAAAATATTTCTTTTTATCAATTAATAAAATTGTTGTAATTTAAAAAATTATTATTCTATATACTAATTGAAGACCTACTCTTCTAAAAAATAGTATATATTCAAAGAAAATGTATTAGTTTTAACCCGTTGAAGATTTATAATGTCCTCTTAAAATATAAGATGTTGACAACTATTGAAACTTTATTTGAACAAATTCGAAAAATAGCAAAACAAAAACGTAAAACCAATGCTTCTTTTGACGGAAAAAAATTCTGGCAACCAATCAAAAGAATACTATCAGAATCTAGCTGGAAGGCCACTAAGTGGAAAAAACAATCAAAAACTAAATATGATAAAATAATGAGTATGCCAGAATTTTTCACAAATGGTTACGGAAATACTAAAATATTAGAGAAAAACCACTTTTTGATACAAACTGTTAGGATTCCAAAAAATGAAGAACCATCTCTAAGAAAAGTGTGTCAAATTGCATTAAATATTGGACAATACCAAGGGTATACAAGAAAAACAATTGAAAATAGTAGTATCAAAAACTATCTATTAAACTCTGATTGTTATATTTTGTTAAAAGATATTCTTACCAACAAAAATATATTAGAATTAGAACTTTTATTAAAAAAATAAGAGGACATTATAAATCTTCAATATGTTTAAAAATGAATATAAAAAGAGTCACCAAACGTGACATGAATCACTTTATAAAAATTGATATATTTAAAAAATTGATATTATTATTATTATGGTATTAATATAATGTCTCTATTAAAAATTTGTAATAATTGTAATGCTGATCAATATTTCTATATTGATAATACTAGTGCTAATAAGTTAGAACTGGCTTTTAACTTGACTGAAAAAGGTAAAGAATGGCGAGAACTTGGTGATATTCTGTATAATTTTAGTATTGGAAAAGATGTTGAATTAAATTGGAATATTAATAATGAACAATTTAATTATCTTAGATTGTTAGTTAATAATAATAATATTAAAAAAATAATGCGTAAGAATGAAGTATAAATTTAACAATCAAACTTTTCAAAAAATTCGAGAAACATGTCTTCATCACCTAATGATTCTAAAACCATGTTTAAAATTGCAGTCCAGGAAGTATTTTTATTTTTTTCATTATCTTCTATTTGTTGTTTTATTTTTTTAGAATTAGTTAATGTATCTTGCATTAATTTCAATACTTCATTTTCAGATAATTTTTCAAAATCTAAGTTCTTAGCTTGACAATGTTTTTTTATTTTTTCTTGAAAGTTAGACATTGAATCTATATTTTTTTTAATTTTCTTTCCGTTAAAATACTTTCCATTCTCCATGTAATAATCTTGTCCTAGTTTTAATTTATTCTTATCTTTATAAATATTAAAAGATTTGTAATATTTAGTAGAATCATCATATCCATGATAATCATTTGTAAATCTGAAACTCAGTTTAATATCGTTTTTCAAATTTATTTTTATCTCTATATCCCTAGTAGTTGTATTCCACCCTTCATCTGGTTCAAAATATTGTTCTTTATCTATAGTTATACTATCTACCTCATCAAATATTTTCATCTTATACTCAGCAGCTGTTATCTCTTTCTTCATAGTATTAATCTCTTCAGTAGTGTAATCATCTGTAAGAAGACATTCTTCTTTCATATCATTAATATGATCAATATCAAGATCAAAAAGTAACGAAGTGAATTTTTTTCCATTAGAATTCCTATTAATATTATCTTTAAGTTTTGTTAAAGATAATGTCAATTCTTCAATTGTAGATAATTTTTCCGTATCATTTAATTTATTAAATGAATCTGTAAGATATTGCATTACTCATATTCAAAAATAAATAAAATCAATATTTTTATATTCTGTTTTAATTTTTTAGAATTAGTTAAATTATATTAGATTACAAAAATGTTTTATCTTAAATAAAATTAATATGATAGTAAAGCAAAAAAATAATTTTAATAAAATTGTTTTTTTGTTTTCAGGAAACGTGTGTTGCAGTTTACCATAGGTCCAACCCATATTTTCATATGCTGCGCGCAAGGATCGAACTTGCATCCGGTCATAAATAGTGAGATTTTTTATTTGCTGTGCGTTTCCTTCTAACTACTAAGTAGTTAGTCAATTTATTAGATATAATAGGCTCTTCTATGAATAATTTTTCCAATTTTTATTTTATATAATTTAATATATCCATTTTTCTAAGACATTCTTCATAGCTTATTTTTAGTTTGTTACATTCAATTACATTATCTTCATTTTCTTTCATACAAGTTTCGAAATTTATTTTTAATGGTTCACAATTTAATTTCTTTTTATCTGCTACAATACTAGCCATTTTTTCAACCACATTTTGCGGCGTCATTAATAATGTATATATTTAATTTTTAAATAAAGTTAGTTATTAAATTTATACCAGGTATTTTTATATTTTTATGAAGATTAACCTTCTTAGATAATATTAAAAGTATATTTAAAAATTTTTTTTTACTTTTAAAATAATTTCTTTGCAAAAATTTTTTATTAATCCATATACTACCAGTATTACCATAACTTTTAATAAGTCTTAATTTATTATTTTGATATATATATTGTTTGAAATTTAATTGAATAGGACCACCCTGATAAAATTTTTTCCCACTATGATAAGATATTTCAATTCTAGTAAGCTCTACTGGTTTTTTTCTTAACTGATATTTTTTAAAAATTAATTTTTTGGCATTATTTTTAGAAACATCATGAAGAATAATTTTTTTATCTTTAATAAAAATTATTCTATAATCGATAAGGTATTTTTTTATATTTTTAATTTGTTCCATTATAAATTAAGGATATTATTATTTCTTATCATAATAAAATGGTGGGGAATAAATATGAAGAGACCATGAATTTTTTTTGGCTGTAATATTATGTTTACCAAATGTATTATCTATATAAGAAGGTTTACCTGGAATAACTTTACTATATATTGAAGCACAATCGCTTACACGTTCTTCTATCATATTACCTTCTAATAATAATAATGTACATCCATTTTCAGGATGATCATGAAGAGGAGTTTTACTATTTTTATCCCAAGCTAAAATTAATATTTCAAAATCGTCATTATTGTATATTCTATTTCTAGAATATGAACCAGGAGTTGGAGAGAATTTAGAATAATCAAATTCTAACAGTTCATCTATAATTTCTGTACTAATAATTAAATTTTCCAAAGTTTTATTTTCTTTTAAATGTTTTGAAACTAAATTTATTAAATTATCCATTAATAAGGTTTACAAAATATTCTAAAGAAATACACTTAAATGTATAATAATACTTGTGTAACTAAATCTGTTATTAATAAAACCGGTTTGTGATAATATTATTAATTCTACTAATGAAATAAATAAAGATATTTAATTAAATTGTGTCGATATATTCTTCATAATATAAAAATTATCATTGTTTTCAATATCTTTGAATACAAAGTTAATACCATCATATTTATTAAAAGTTAGATTAATTCTAGTTTTAGCAATTTTAATACTACCTATTTCTTCGTTTCCAATTTTCATTATTATTATATTTGCTTTTTCCAAACTATAAATTATATTATTAATTTGAATATTTTCTATTATTTTTTTTAATAATAAGAACATTTTATGTTTTTTATATTTCTTAAAAATACTTGATAGACTAGTGTTTATAGTTTCAGAAACATTTCTATTAAGAGTATCTATTATTTTATCAATAATTATTTTAGATTTCAAAGAATATACTCTAATTTCTTTTTCTAAATCACATAAATTTTTATTAATTGTTTTTCTAGTTTCTGATACTTTCGTCACGTAATTATCATTTAATAATATTATTTTATTAAGTTCACTAATATCGTCTTTAATATTATTAAAAGATTCATTCATATCAAAATTAATTAAAGTCTTGTGATTTAATGAATTAATAAATTTTATAGCTATATCTATAAGATTAATATTATTTATTAGTCTCCCGATAATAAAAATAAAAAATTCTTCTCCATTTTTATTTTTAAATGTATGAAAATCAATAGTGTTGAACCCAATCAAATTACTTTGAAGGGAAATAAATATACCATAATTAATTTGATTTTCTAACATGTCTCTTTCCATTTTATTAAGTTCATCTACTGATATGTTTGTTTGATAATTTTTACTTTCTATCATAATCATGTTATTTGGTGTAATTAACCATCCATCACCACTATGCGGTACATGAGCCTTATCTTCATAAGTACAATCTAGATAATGTTCTGTAATATAATTAGCTATAATATTTTCTGCAAATACTCCTTTTCTTGAAGAATTATTACAAATACCAGTTAATCTATTTAATACATCCATTACCTCTTTGTTTTGGGCTAACCCTATCAGATGTTCTGGAACCTGATTCTCATCAAATTCAGAAGGATCCCTGAAATAACAACTATAACCTAACTCTAACATGTTCCCTATCATTTTATCACGATTTTTTTTTTTCATAGCGAATAAATGGGGAAATTTATCTTTGGTTATAGTTATAGTATATTCAAAGCTATCAGACATTATAATAATTTTTATATATTTATTATCTTATCAATTTTTTTATTATTATTGAAATTAATTTCAAAATAATAAAAAAAAAAAGGAAAATATAAAATTCTTGCATAGAATTTTATTGTTATTTTCAATTTTTTTATAAATTATAAAGAGTATTTATAAAAATAATGATACTCGAAAATTTACCTTTGTATATTTTCCTTTTTTTATAAATTATAAAGAGAATTTATTACAATACTTTGTAAAGCGATACTCCAAAATGTGACAACTTATAATTTGTATAAAAATAACATTAATATTAAATCTACAGTTATTTAATATATGGAATTTCCATATAATATTATAAAAGGTGGCACTACATCATTAATAGCATTAACTGTTACATATCCAATAGATATTTGGAAAATAAATAACCAGTCTAATGGAAAATCCGCACTAAATTTTAGAACAATTTATAGAGGATTTGGAAGAACCGCTTTATTAACTTTTCCAGAAAAAGGATTAAAATTAGGAGTATATAAATACTTAAAAGATAAACAAGAAGATAAAACTAAATTTAATCCTACAGCAGCAGCTATTAGTGCAAGTTGTCAAGGACTTTTTTCTACACCTATAGATAATATTAAAATATCTAATCTACACAATAAACCTATCATAAGTTATTTTACTGGTTTAAGATTTATTCTAACTAGAGACATTTTATTTAATATGGCTTTTTTTTACAATGCTGATAATATGACTTTTAGTAAGAATGAACCTATTAATAATTTATTATCAGGTTCTCTTGCTACCAGTATGGTTACTCCTATTGACGTTATAAAAACCAGATGTCAAGAACAAAATTTAAATAATGAAAAATTTAATTTAAAAAAATTTATTAAAGAAACCCCAAAGAAAGATTATGTTAGGGGTATAGTTGGTAGAAATATATCTGTAGGAATTTTCTATGGAATAAGTTATACTTTATTTAATTATTTCTAATATATTTATATGAATATTTTAGAAATAGTAAAAAATAATAGTAAGATTAGCTTTTATCTAATTCTTACTATATTTCTAATTATATTATTTTATCCTAGTTACAATAAAAAAGTTAAATCTAATGAAAATAATAAAAAATATAAAAATTTTTTTTCAAATATTAAATTATTTACAGATTATACCCTGTTATAATTATTTAGTGACATGGAGCATCATAAATCCAACAGGAGTTCCATTTATAGCATCTATAAAATAGTCTCTTGCTTCCATATCAAAAAAATTAATTAAGGCGTAACTAGATGACCTATCTTGTCTTAATCTAATATCGCCTATTCTACCCCATCCTAACATCATTTTATTTAAATTTTGTAAAGTTAAATCGCGTGGTAAATTATTAATCTTTACTTTAAAAGTTTTAATGTTACTATCAAATTGTTTTCTAAATCTACTCCTTTTTTTATTTTTCATATCATAATTCTTTTTAGAATCATAATTATGATTAGAATTATTACGATTAGAATTATTACGATTAGAATCAGTATGATTAGAATTATTACGATTAGAATTAGAATCAGTATGATTAGAATCAGTATGATTAGAATCAGTATGATTAGAATCATTCTTTTTTGATACTTCGGGTTTTTTTTCTTTTCCACATTTACTGGTGAAATGGTCTCCACCGCATTTTCTACATTTTACTGGCATTTATATTATATTATAAATATACCTTTAAAATAAAAATTATTCATCTATCTTAAAATATTCCTTAATCATATTAATATTATCACATCCTCTACATATATTAATTAATTCAGCAGGAGTGTATTTTCTATCAAACTTATCAATATTTCCTTTAATTTTAGAAATTAGATTATCTTTTTCAATATCTTCTAATTCATAAAAATTTACTAAAATATTAATAAGGTCTGTATAATTTAACTCTTTAAATTCAATTTTCTCATCTATTCTCCCAGGTCTAATTAGAGCTGGGTCAAGAGAACCTGGTTTATTAGTAGTCATTATAATAATTCTACCATCACCTTCTACTAGACCATCTAAAATATTAAGAAAATATGATAAGTTATTTTTACCACTATTTTTTTCTTTATTTTTTGCTGCTAACACTTTTTTTATATGTTTTTTTTCTTTTTCAGATAAATCTTCTAACAACATCTCTTCATCTTCCATTGGGACACTTTTTGTTTCTGAATCATCGTTATCTTTTCTTTTTTTTACCATTTGACCCATGCAATCAATATCTTCAAAAACTAAAATTCTGTTATTGTTAGGAATAATATAATCCTCTATTTTTTCTTTTTGAATTATTTCTTTTAAGCTATCCAAATTAAAATCATCGCTTAATTTAACATTTATACAATGTCTTTTGGTATAATTGAGTAAAGCTTTAATAAAGCTGGTTTTACCACAACCAGGTTTTCCATGAAGAAGAAAACCTAAAGTATATGGTATACCTTTATTAACATACCAATCTCTATTTTTCAAAAAGAAATCTATTTTACTAAGAATCATATCTTTATTATCAAAAAATCTGTTATCAAAAGTCACATTTGAAGTCCATGTTTCGTGTTCAGTTTCAACTAAATTTTCTTTGCTATCATAACTTACATCCAAAATAATTTGTTTATCATAAGTTTTTCTTTTAATATAATTTCTATATTCTTTAGCTTTATTTTCAACCCACTTTATTAATTCTAAAGTTTTAAGTTCATAACTATATACCTCTAAATGCCAAAATTCTTCAAATTTTTTGTTACCTCTATCTTCATGTTTCTTCTCTTCAATCCAAAATTTACCATAAACATTTTCATCAAATTTAAAGTCATCTTGACTTACACGATAACCACTAAACTTCTCTGTCTCATCATCACTATCTCTATTCCATCCAAATTCTACATTTTCTGCTAATTTTCGAATAGTAGGATTAGGATTAGTAGATAAATAATGCATTAAAGCTTTAAAATTCATTGTAGATTTTGCCTTGTTATCTTTTTTAAATACTAAAGACCTTTTATTTTTATCTTCAAAAAACCGCTCGAGCTTTTCAGAGAAATAATCATATAGTAAGTCATTTTTCATTATAAAAAACATTAATATTAAAGGTAGAATATAAAAAGTATTAAATTCCATCGATGATATTTTTGAAAAAATAATTCCTTGAATAATATAATCTAATTGCATATTAATATATATAATATTAGTATTCAACTTTTTTTTATAGTAATTTTTTAAGATAAAACTAATTCTTTTTTATCTAATTTACCTAATTTACTAATAAATAAAACATTACTTTCTGACAATTTTTTCTTAAAACTTATTTTATAAAAATGTTTATTGTCTTTAGTAGATTTTTTAACAAGATAATCTTTATCAGTTAATTCTAACTCATTTATAATATGTTTTATTCTATCTTCTAAATTATATGGAAATGGATATGTTGGATGATTATTTGGAACCATTATATATGTTATCTTATTTTTATCTTTACTTTTAGAATATTTTTCTAATAATAATAAACTATCTCTAATCATGTGACAAATATTTGTTCTAACAGATTTTTTAGCTTTTTTCATTTGAGATTCTAAACCGTATTTTTTTGTCATTTTATCTAATTTTTCTAAAATTCCTAAAAGATATCCTTTACTTTTACTGGTACTACAAACCGCTCCTTTAAAAGTAGGTATTCCTGTACCTCTTTTTTTATCTAAATTTTTTTCTCTAGGTTCTCTAATTTTAAATACATCATCTTCCATATAAGCAAGTTTATTTGTGTTAGCATCTATAATACCTATAATAAAATTCTCATCTCTTTTCGAGTAATATTCAAGTACGCTATCAAAATCATATTTAGGGATTTTAGATTTGATATCTTTTTCTTTTTTAACTTTGTCTTTACCATAATTTTTATTAAGATAATTATTTACTGATATTAAATTTTTAATTTCCAAGTCAACATTTTTACGATAATACATAGGAACATTTTCATTTTCATTAAAAGGTTGGAAAACATAATATTCATTGAATTGACGTAAATAACCCGGTCTATTATATTTATCTTTAATAATATCTGAAAAGTTATTAAATTCATTTTCAGTTTGAGGCATTAATTCCTCTAAAGCTTTATCTAAAAAGAAATTATCAAATAACTCATCTTTCTTATTTTTATAAGATTTTTTAATTTTTCTAAGAATTTCATCATAAATATAGACTGATTTAAATCTATAAAGATCTTTAATCATATCTATTACTTTATTTATTTCATATTTAGCTAAATTATCATTAAAAGTAGAATAATCTAAGTCTTTTGGTTTTATTTCTTTATAAGTCCTATTCTTACTATCATAAAAGTTTTTATTTAATTTATCACCATAACATTTAATTTCACATTTTTCAAAATCACATAATGCAGGACAAATAGTTTTTCCTTTTTTTTTATTTTCTAATGTAGGTGGGACACAATTTTTATATTTTTCTATTTCTTCAGGGAACTTATTACCATGAAGTAATAATGGACAATCTATTGCAGATTCTTTTAGAATTCTTTCAACTCTTTTAACTAGAATATATTTTTTTTCTGCTTTTTGATACAATATTTCATCACTAGATAGTCCTTTCATTAATCCAACAACATATCTGTAAACATTAACTTTAGGAAATGGATTATTTTCATTGGTAACAGCCATATGTCTACAAAAACGGATAGCTCTACCAATAACTTGTTCCACTTTAGCAAGATTATAATGAACATCTAATATATGAACATCTTTTACATTTTCTAATGTAACACCTTCATTCATGACTTTACTACCTAAAACTAATTTAATTTTTTTTCCATATCTGTTATCTACACTATTAAAAATAGTTCTGATAATTTTTTGCTTTACCTCAGGTAAATCATCTCCTTCTTCAGAACCACTAGTAACTAATATATATGTACTTGGATTAAAATCTGAAATACTATTACCCTTCTTTTTAAACTCTTTTAAAGTCATACCAGTCAATGAATCTCTAGAATCATCATTAAGATCATAATCTCTATCTTCGTTCCATTCAAAATAACCATTACTATTTAGAGCTTCTGCAAATAATTCAATACCACCTGCTCTAACAAGATTACAATAAACAAATGCTGTACCAGCTCCTCTTTTCCCATCTATTAAATCGTTTATTTCAGTAATAGCTCTATGAAATTTAGCTGAAAATATTTTTAGATTTTTCAACTTTAATATATTTCCTCCGAATGTTTTTCTGGGTGTTTCAATTATAAAATTATTTAATTCACTTTTTGGTATTTTATTTTTAAATAACTCTTTATTAATAAGATTAAGTAGTACATTTCTGTCAGAATTAAGTTGTGATAATAATTTATTAATACCATCACTACTATAACTTCCTACTATTTTATTTTTTTCATTATTCATAATAGGAACCGCAAAATTTGCAGCACTACTTGCAGCTCTATCGAGAGCATCATCATAATCTTTAGCAGCTTTTGTGTAAACCTTTAATTGAAATGGTTGCATCATACATTTAACTACAGGAGTAAATAAAAGTTCTTTTGGTATTTTCCCAATGTCAACTCTTTCCGCAAAAGTATATGGAATATTTCCTCTAAAGTAAGAAATATATCCATTTACTTTATCTCTAAGATATTCTTCACCACCTGGTTTAATTTTCATAGTATAATTTTTTTCCATAGTGAAAATTTTATCTCTAACAATTGGATCATTAGGTGGTCTTAAAAAATTAATTAAACTAATAATATCATCTGCTAAATTTTTCATAGGTGTTGCAGTTAAAAGGATAATTTTTAAATTTTCTGAATTTGCAGCAATTTTTTTTAATGAATCACCCCATTCATTTCCAGTAAGATTATGGGCTTCATCTACTATAATAATACTATTATTAAGGTTTGTTATTCTATCAACTACTACCTCTCTTTCAATTTCACCTTCTAGATTTTTTTTATAAGTTGATTTAATTTTATTATCACTGGTTAATTTTTTTTCAACAATTTTCTCACCTAATACTTTACGATGAAAAGTTTTATAAGACATAATTTTATAATATTGTAATGAACTATAAATTGCTATTTTTCTTTCTCTGTCTACCTCATTAGAAGACATTTGATCTAGAATATCTTTATTCTTAAGATATGTTTCCCCAGTAGCAAATAATAATTCATTTTTAAAATTTTCTCTAATGTTAGGACCACTAGTTAGAACATAAATTTTTGTATTATATTTTTTAACTTGGCCCTTGAATTGTTCTGCTATAAGTATACTAGTAGCAGTTTTTCCTACACCTGTTCCATGCATTACTAAAATTCCTAAATACGGAGAAGATGGAGATAAAAAATTACTCATAATTGCTTGTTGTTCTTTAGGAATAAATTCTTTATTACAAGCATCGTCTCTATATTTTTTAATATCTTCATACTTATTTAATATTCCTCTTTTAGGAAACTTATGAAAGTAAAACTCTCTTTTTTTATAAATTTTTGATGAAAAATTAGGATCACCAATCTCTGGATATAGATCATCTTCTTTTAAAACATTCTTAATTTTTCCTTTTTTTAACATAATTACTTAATTTTAGAAAATTATTTATCTAAAGATTAATATTGTGTTTATCAATATAAAAAATATTATAATATATAATGGATAAAAAATATTCAATACGTGATAAAAAAAAGTTAATGTTTAATATCAAAAAAATTAATAATAAGAAATTATATTATGAAATTTACGAAACAATTAAAGATGAAAGCATTGACTTTACTAATAATTATAACGGAGTTTTTTTTGATTTTAATAAAATTACAAATGATAAACTATTTGAGATAGAAAATCTAATAATTAAATATTCTGAGATAAAAGAAGAAGAATCTTCAATTGAATTTATAAAATATTCTACAGAAGAATTTGTTAGCATTAATTCAAAAGGTGGTCGTCTTAATAATATTGAAAAACAATTTTTAAAATACAACAAAATAAATTAAGTTATTTTAATGTAATCTTGATAAATATCAGTGTTACCGTCCATACTAGAAAACTTATCTTGTTTCCCTTTTTTAAAAATATAATTTTCATATTCCTCTAAAAGATAATATTGGTATTTAACACTTTTATCTTTATAAACTACATTTTCTTTATCATCAATATTACCCTCGATTAAGAGATTAATATCCACTGGCAAATTCATTTTTAAATTATAATTAAAAACATCTCCGTTAACTACATTGTTTTTACCCAACTTTATTATTTTTTGTCTTTCAAATGGTAAGGAAATAATTTTATCGTTATTACCTGAAATAATACCAATAATCAAGGAAATTGGCATAAAATGAAATCTATAAAATTCATTTATTTTTTCATGATAGTAGTAAATTCCAAACAATTTGTTAAATTTATCTTTAATAATAATATTTGTAAAATCATTTCTCAATAATTTACAATTTACATCAAAACTATAAAGATAAAATCTAGGAGAATTAGAACAATCTGGAATAATTTTATGGTATGTTATCATACAATTTTTAATTTTCTTTTTATAACTTCCTATTTTTAATTTTGTGTTTTTAGTAATTAGTGTTAAAAATTTATTATATGTTCCTACCATATCTTTACCCAAAGAAAATATAGTAAATGGCAACCATTGTGGTACAATTAGAGGTTCAAATATAGAACCTTCAATTGTAACTTTTGAAATTTTTTTGAAAAAATCAGGAACAATAAGATATGCTTGTTTTTTATAATTAAGTGTGATAGGTTCGTATGGATAACTAATAGGGTCTTCTTCTTCAAAGTGAATAAACATGCTTTAATAATTAGTAAATTGTTATAGTTTCAAATTTTTCATCATATCATATAATTTTACATTATCTGTTTTAGATTCTTTATCTTCATCTATTTCTTTATTATAGAGCAAATGATATTCTATACCAGTATTATTATATATTTTTTGATAAAAAGAAATCAAACTATTTCTTGATTCGCGATAAATTCTAGTTATTTCAAAATTAGTATCTTTATCACGATATTTTTTTTTAGTATAATTAGGGAAATTATTTTTATTAAAATGAGTACCTAAATACTTTCCTAGAATTTCTGGTTTAAGATTAATAATAATATTTAATAAACTAATATCATTCCTTTCTATTGAGTTTATACAACAAATAAATTCAGTTGGTGTTTGATTGAAACTTATATTTTTACCAAAATAATTATTTATAAATCCATATTTTGAATCAGAGTAAAAAGAAATATATCTATCAGTTTCAGGTTCTCGATAGTAAAGATTATCTATATTACCGTATATAAATACTAACTCTAATTTTTCTAACAAATTTAAATTAGAAACCTTACTTTTACCTTGTCTCTGTATTTCCTCTTTTCCATACAATTTGAAATAGTTAATTTCATTTTTACTTACATCAATATTTGTATCAAGTGTTTCCATAGATTTGTACAATGATATCAAACTTTTATAATAATTAAAAATAAAGTTATATTCTATACGGTTACTACTACACCAATATTGTATATCATTATTATCTTTAAATTCTTTGAGATAAATTTCATCCAATGGTTTATTAATCTTAAACCACTCTTGGAATCTCATTTCATCATCATAAATTTTCATACTATTTAATTTATTAAAAATCTGAAAAGTATCTTCATCAATAATATTATTACTTTTATAATGTCCCTGATTAATACTAATATATTTATTGTATAATTTTTGTTGAGTTTTATAAATATTATTATTTTCTTTAATAATTTTCTTTTTATCGTCTATCATACTAAAAAGTGTTAAATCTTTGAAATATTTTTTAAAACTTGATACTATCATGTAAATAGAATAAATATCAGATGAATAATTTCCAAATTTACCTAATAGGTACTTAAAGTCTTTACCACGATTTGTAGCTAATGAACTTAATCCATTACCTAATAGTATTATCATTGGAATCATAATAAATACTTCATCAAAAACATTTGCTAATTTACTCATTAGAATAGTTATAATATATTTTCTTTCTAACATCAATTTACTTGACATACTATCAATCGCTTTAAAAAATTCAGTTGTTTTAATATTATATTTTTCGTTGTATTGTAGACTGACATCCAAAATTTCTTTTCTATCATTTTCTTTTACAAACATTATCATTAGGTTTTTGGATAAATTATTAAAAAATCCTTCAAAATACTCTTTATCAATTCTATTTTGTTCCTTGTCATTAAAAGATATAATTTCATGTATTATATTTCTTTTAATCTTATCTTCAAAGGGATTTACTATATAATATTTTCCCAAGTAATCTTTAATTTTATGCTCAATAAACTCTTTAAATATATCTTTATTATTTTTATCTAATAATTTAATAGCCTCATTTAAATTCTCTTGATTTGATAAAATAGAAAACAAAATATCTGAAATATTCTCTTGTGTAATCTTAAATTTTGGTGGATTTTCAGCCCGTGCACCTTCACGATAAAGATAAAAAACATCACCCGCTTCTTTTCTTCCTACACGTCCTTTTCTTTGTAATCTAGATGCTTCAGATATTTCTTCTACTATTAATGATTTAGTTTTTTTCAACATATCATATTTACTTACTTTTTGATATCCATTATCTACTACAAATTTTAAACCTGGAATAGTAATAGAAGCTTCTGCTACATTTGTAGCAATTATAACTGCTCTTTTATAAATATTATTTGGAACTGATTTATCTGAGATGAATTTTTCTCCCCATTCCAAGTGAACCCTATGTTTTTTATTTTTTAATTTAGGTAATTCATCAGTAATATTTCTTACTAATCTTTTATAAATAGTATTCATTGCAGAAAAATATGGTAATGTAATTACATCAGAAGAAGTTTCTTTATTTATTTTTTCTACTAGTTTTAAAATGTCACCTTGACCAGTACTAAATACTAATATTTGTCCTACTGGATAATTTTTTAAAATCTCTTTAACTTTTCTAATAGTTCTTATTATATTCTCTTTTGGATTTTCATCAATTGAATAATGTTCCACAATTTTGTGTTTAGTGGTTGTCCCTGGAGGTGAAATATGTAATCTAGGATCTATCCAAATACTATTGTTATGTGGTAATTCTACATCCAGATAAAAAGCACGATAAACTGGTTCATCATCATCCATAGTAGCAGAAATAATCCCTAATTTGACTTTACTATTTCGCATACATGTTATTCTCAAATCTGATAAAATAAGATCCATATTCATGTTATGTTCGTGAGCTTCATCTATTAGAACTGCATTATATTGTGTACTATCTTTAACAGAAACCCATTCCTTTGTCTTAACATCATAATAAGTCCTAGTTAGGAAAATATTTTTTTTAATATCATTATATATTGTACCATCCGTAACAAATCTAATTACAGGATGATAACATTCTTCTTTCATATGATTATTTTGAGAATGTTTAAACTGCATCTGATAATTATTGGTGTAAATAGTTTTATCATTTATGATATAGTTAATAGGTAGTCCAGCTTCTTGTGCAACCCAAGCTATATTTTCTGTTGGATCTAATCTAGGTTGTGTACAGACTACTTTTGGATTAGCTATAAAATTAAAAGCTTTGAATGCATAAGTATATAATTTTGGAACTTGAGTAGATTTACCCTGACCAGTAGAACCTGTTATATAATTTATATTATTGTAACAAAAATGGTTAAAAAAATTAATTTGAAATATCCAATTAAAAGAATATGCCAGATAAAAATCAAATTTTGAACCAGATAATTGTTTAAGATATGTTGTTTCCTTACCATTATCCATTATTTTAGGTAGATTATTATATGAATCATTTGTAAAGAAATAATTACAGTTTTTATATTCAGGAATAATACTCTCTAATTTATTAGCTATTATTTTTTTATTCATTTTATCATTATTTGTTAAATTTTTTTTATCGTTAATATCATGATTTACTGTGAATTTAGACAATAATCCATTATGAATTAAAGTTTCCCAAACTATCTTATGAATATTAGCAGAAAGGTCCTTTTTTACTTCTGTAAACCAAGTATCGGTATTTCTTTTACCTAATTGTAATCTAAGATTATTATCAATAAAATTTACATTTCCTCTAAAATTAAATAAAATATCAAATATTTCTTTTTGTTTTTGTTCATTATTAATAAATTTATCATAATTATATTTTTTCTTTTCATTAAAATCTTCAAATGTTAAAATTTTGCCATAATTATAAATATTTTTTAAGGTTAATTTACTATTATTATAATAATAAAAAGTTTTATTAATACTATCACCTTCAAATAAAAAACTACCTAGATAATTATACCTTAATTTTAGTAAACAATCTCTCATATAATCCCAGAATAAATTTCTATTAAGATTAATAAAAGCATTATAATAATCTGTACTATTAAGATTTCTCAAATTTATATTATTTATCTCATCATCTATCTCCTCTTCAATATTATTATTTATTCTAAATTTTGCAAAAACATCATTTTTTTCTAATTTAATAATATTACTATTATTAGATACTAAAAATACCATGAAATTTTTCATGACATCGTATTGTTCTTCTTTTGAATAGTTATCTATAATTAATTTATTATTTAAAAAACTATTTAGCATTTTATCATAATTTTTATTAAATTTTTTTCTTTCAGATGATGGTAAATCATGATACTTATATTTTACCATATTTGTAAGATTAAATATTTCAGATAATACTTGGATATAATAGTACCCACTATTAGAATTTTTATTTCTACAATAAATCATCCATTTTATTTTTTTTATATCCTCATAAATTAGTTTTGATAATACACCAGGATAATTGTATAAACTTATGCTAGAATCATAATCAAAATCAATATATCCTAACATTGTTAGATTATTATTGATTAACCATTTATTTAAAATATTAGGAAATCTTTCTGTTTCATTATCAAATGCTGTTTTAACAATATCATATTTATTTATAGTATCCTGATACATTTGTTCACTAGCATAACTTTCTTTTGATACTGGAACAACATTTATCCAATTTACATAGAGTTTATTTGCCATGAATTTAATGGATTCTATCATAGTATTAAATTTACCTATCATTAGAATCAATAAAATATCAGCATTTCCATTAAAAATTTTATCATCATAATTATAATAGCTATTATTTAATGCTGCTAAATTAATACTAAAGTTACTATAGTAAAATTCTTTTTTCATTACTTCTGTTCTAGGTTTATCCAAAATTTCTCTATTTAATATATTACCATCATTATTAATTAAAATTTGTTTCAGACTAGTTAAAGATTTGAAAACATTACCATCATCTTTTATATTATCTAAAAAAGGTAAAAAAATTAATATTAATGATTTAATATCCATATTATCATTTATTAACCATTGTTCTCTACCATTATCAATGTTATTTAATCCTAATTTTAGAGATATTATATCGATTAGTCTAACTATAAATATTTCTATGTTTTTAATATCATTTTGATTTAGTATAGGGAACAATTCATTTATTGATTTAGTAATATTTAATGTTATTTTCTTGTTAACAAAATATAATTTATCATCTCTTATATTTTCTATAATTTCTTTAATTTCATTTTTATTTAATATATTTTTATCCATATTAAATAAAAATAGATAAAAAGTATCTTAAAACTATCCATAAGTCCAGTTAATAGTATCAAATTTCCATTTGTTGTCTTCAAAAATTTTAGTGAGAGCTCCTTTAGGATAGTTTACATCTAAACTGTATTCACTATCAGTATTATTGGTTCTTTTTTCATAAGCTAATTTACTTAAAATATTACAAGGTAATTGATGTGTAACTATTAGAATATTAACATCTTTATCATGAAAGTTTCTAATCATGTTAGAAAAAAATCTTCTAACTCTTTTTTTAACATCTTCTATTTTTTCAGGATAATTAAAGTTTTCTGGTTCAAATTCACTATTATAGTCGTTGTTATAATTAAAATCTTTAGCAAGATATTCAGGTAGTCTAACTGTATAAGATCTTTTAGGTATAATTTCATCATGTTGAAATTCAGCTAAACTATATTCTAAATTAATATTAACTTTATATTTTTCAGAATATGGATATATTGTTTGCAATGTTCTAATAAAAGGAGAACTAAAAATTAAATTAATTTTATTCTCTTTTAATTTATCAATTAAGTCTATAGAATTTTCTAAACCTTTTTGTGTCAAAGGAGAAAAAAAAGTACAATCCATAGTCCTATCTTCATGACGTAAAATATAAATTTTCATACTTATGATAATTTATATTTTATTTTATTAAATAAATTATTGATGCGTACATTCACCTGGTCCTTCCATATGAACATTTGGTCTACCCCTACTACTTCTAGACTGTTCTTCAGGATTAAAATTTTCAAGATTATACTGGTTAGTATTCTTAATACTTTTAGGTTGATGTTTGAATATTTTACTAAGAAGGGTTTTTTCATTTTCAGTCCATTTATTAATTTTAATAGTTTTAACATTAAATTTAATTAGCAGATTTCCTGTATCTCCTCTTAAACCAGGCATTCCTAAACCTTTAATCATCTTAGCATCACCATCTCCTATACTATCCCCACTATTGAATCGAATTAGAATTTTCTTACCATTTAAAAAATCAATCTCTCTTTCAAATCCTATAATTGATTCAATTAGAGAAATATTCATTTCCATAATTAGATCATTATTTCTTCTCTGAAAAATAGGATGATTTTTTTCTGCAATATGTAAAATGAGATTTGTTTTACCATCATAATATACATTTCCTTTACCTTCAATTTGCATTTTCATACCCTCTGCTATACCTTTTTTAATAGGAATACTAATTGTCTCAGATTTGATATGATGATTTCTACCATCACAAGTTGTACATCTATTTTCCATAGAAAAAGAAGTCCCTGTACCATTACATTTTTGACAAACTTGAGCAACTTTTTGAATCATTGGACCCATACGAATTACTTTTACTTCTTGACCAGTACCATTACAATTATCACAAACATGTTTCTTTTTATCTTTATTTCCTGTTCCGTCACAGTCTTTACAAAAAACTTTTTTCTTGTAACTTAATTTAATATTTTTACCATTATAAATATCTTCTAGAGAAACTTGTAATTTATGGTCAATATCTTCTTTATCACTTTTTTTTCTACTAGGTCTTCCGCCAAAACCACCTCCCATTCCGCCAAAACCACCTCCCATTCCGGAGAAAAAACTATTAAAAATATCATTTGGATCAATACCACCCATACCATTTCCATCTGCACCATTTTTAAGAATATCAATACCTACTTGATGATACATTTCTCTTTTTTCTTGATCTTTTAATACATTATAAGCTTCTGCTATTTCTTGAAACTTAGTTGTAGCTTCTTCACTCTTATTTTTATCAGGATGCCATTTTTTAGATTGTTTAAAATAACCTTTTTTAATATCACTTTCGCTACATCCAGGTTTAACACCTAGCCGATCATATAAGATTGTATCTTTTACCATTATATATTAGAATTAAGATACTTTATATCAATTTTTTTATTATTATTAAAATAATAAAAAAAAGAAAATATTGTTATTTCCAATTTTTTTGTAAATTAGTCATACGAATGTTTTTAAACATTAATTGATACGATAGGTTTAGTTTCTTCTGATGAAGAAGATTCTGTTTTTTCTTCAATCGGTTCTAATTGCGGAGCTTCGTCTTCTTCCTCTGTGTCTTGTTCATTAGTGAGGTCAGCATCTTTTTCTTCCACTATTGGTCCTGCATTTTTTATAGCTTCTGAATGTCCATCTGATTTAATTTCAGGCATAGAAAACTCAGGAAGTCCTAAATGTTCTCTCATTGCATCGTAATATTCTTGAATAGCTTTACTTTTACTAAACATTGGACTAGACATCATTGAAACAAGTTGACTATACTTTTCAACATCATTCATGATATCAGAAGGAGAAAGAACGTTAGCACCTCCTTGACCACTATTTACTACTTTCATAAATTTCTTAAAAAGACCTCTATCAACACTTTTCTTTTCTGTTTTTATCTTTCTTTGCATATCTCTCCTACCATTTTTCTTTTGGTAAATTCTATCTTTCAGCTTCATTTTTAGTTCAGCCCTTTTAGCTTCTTTTTCAGTTAAAACTGTTACTACTAAACTTTTAGTTGTTTTATTCATTGTAAATGCATATCCTTCAACAAAATAATCTTCTGCTTTAACTTGCTTAAAGTCTTGCTCAGACTTACAATTCTGGAGGAACGCTTCAAATTCACCTTTCTTTTGGGATGACTTAAACTTAGAAGTATCGCCTTTGACTACAATATTCATTAAATATAAATTCTTTATAATAATTATATCAATTTTTTTGTATTTTGTGAAATTATTCACTAAAGTTAATTAAAAAAAGTAATATTAAAGAACCTAGTATTAAAAAGTTAAAAAATATCTAAAAATTAATAATGAGTTTCAGTTTAAAATTACAGCTATTTATAGCTTTTCTTACAATATTATGTGTTTCCGTTTATACTTTTTTCAATTTATCATCACAATCCATCGATTTTTTAAAAGTCTCTAGAGAAGAACAATTATTTTTTAGTTGTTTAGTTATTAATGAGATAGTTTATGTATTAACTGTTGTATATAGTATTTTATTGTGCTTCTGGTCTACATTAACTTCTTGTTGGAAAGAAAATACAACATCATCTAATAACTTTAATTGGACAACAGGTTGTTTTTTAATAATATTTATAATGACTAATATGTACATATTCTATACTCTTTTTATTGAGCCTATAAATGTACCTGATTATTTAAAAGAAAATGGAATAGTATTTTTAAGTTCTATTTTAGGAATTATGTTAGAAGGGATTGTATTTACTTTTTTTAGAAATTGTGTCAAGTGTGAAAAAAAGAAGAAATTATTAAAATATACTGATCGAGGAGAGTCAGATGATGAAATAGTTTAACTTATATGTAGATAGTTTTCCAAAAATATTCCGAAGGAATTTAAAAATATTGATTTACAATTTAAAAACGAATTTGGATTCGTTTTTTGTAAATAAAATCATTTTAAATTCATGATTTGTTTAAGACAAATCCTGAATAGTTTTCCAAAAATATTCCGAAGGAATTTAAAAATATTGATTTACAATTTAAAAACGAATTTGGATTCGTTTTTTGTAAATAAAATCATTTTTTATTTTCCAAAAAATAAAAAATATTGATTTTAATACTTTTTATTAATATAATGAGTCAATCAAAAGTACTCTTCGATAAAATACATGGTTATATTAAGGTTGATCCAATATCCTTATCTATTATTGATACATATGAATTTCAACGTCTAAGATTCATTAAACAAACAGGTGTTTTGAATTATGTTTTTCCTACTGCAGAACATACTAGGTTCGAACATTCAATTGGAACTTATTATCTTGCTAATCAAATGATTAACTTTTTAAAAATAAACCAAGAAATTGTTAATATAACGGATCAGATTAAAAAAGTTATTTCTATTGCAGCTTTATGTCATGATCTAGGTCATGTTACTTTTTCACATCTTTTTGATGATTTGTTTTTAAAAAATTCAACAAATCCTCTTAGTATACATGAGAATAGGTCCGTTTTTATTTTGGAACATGTTATTAAAAAATATCAAGTAAATATTTCTGAAATAGAATTAATGATTATAGGTCAATTAATTAATCCATCTACTTCAACTTATGAATTTTGGCCAGATGATTTTAAAGTAGGGGATTGGATATTTGAAATTGTATCAAATTCATTTTGTCACCTAGACGTAGATAAATTCGATTATCTGGTAAGAGATTCTAGAAGTATTGGATTAACATACAATATTGATTATAGAAGAATTATGGAACAGGCAACTATAATGGAAGGAATTGATGGTAAATTACATATACATTATCCTCTGCAAACAGCAGATGATATTAGAGAATTATTCTATACTAGATATAGATTACATAAAAATATTTACAATCACAAAGCAGTAAAAGGTATTGAAATTTACATTATAAAAATTTTAGAGGAATTAGATAAAAAACTACAAATTAAGGAATGGATTAATGATATAGATAAGATGATCCTATTATTGGATCATATTATCATTAGTAATATTAGTAATCCTATTATTAAAAAATATTATGAAAAAATAATTAAACGTGAATTTCCTAAATTAGAAACAGAAATAGTAAGTAAGGAGGGATATTCTGAAAATCTAGAAAATAATGAAAACCATTTTTTAATGCAATTTAAGATTGGATTAATTGGGAAAAAAGAAAATCCATTAGATTTAGTACCATTTTATAGTATAAAAAATAATAAACCTATTAAGAAAATTAAAATGAAATTTAATATTAATAAAGTTAGTAATAATCATTTAGAATATGTAACAAGGCTTTATAAATCATAAAAAAAATCCATTTTAGCGAGTCTTCCATTTTTTCGCATCCACTTTCTTTTACATTTATTTTTAATTCTTTTACGTCTAAGTAAAACTTCATCAAATGATAGATTTCTTCTACGATTTCTTCTCATATTTCTACGAGCCCGGCTATAATGACCGTTGTTTATATTAACGTCTGGATAATTTTCAACGGAAAAACGTTGAGAGAAATTAGAAACACTAGGGGAGTTAAAATTATTAGTGTTAGAGGGGTTTGGTAAAGTTATTTCATGTCTACAAAAAGGACATGTATTCTTTAACAGTTTTTTGTAGCAACCATAACATAATTTATGATTACATACCAGCGTTTTGAATTTGTCACAAGATTTAATGTCATAACAAATATGACATTCAGAATTTTCCCCCATTAACATACTTTATAAAATAATTCTAAAGCATTTTAAATGTTATCAAAAAAAAATATAGATAAATTTATAAAAGAATTTAATTATAAATATAAAAGTAAACCCGTTTATTTATGGTCTATTATGTTAATATCTTATTATAGTAATCGGTTTGAAATGATAGTAGATATATATAAACGAATACAAAAATTAACTATTAAAAGAATAAAAATTTTAGAAAATTTAATCAGTAATAATGATATTTTTTTTGAAGAGTATATCATCGATTTTTTTTATAAATTAAAGTTTAAAAATTATAAGTTTGAAATATATAATTTTATAATAGAAGCGCTAATGTTAATAAGTCAAAGTAAAGGTAATATTGATTATATTTATCTGGTTTATTTTTCAAAACTAAATACTAATAAAAATCAAGTTGAATGTTTAAAAGAGTTGTTAGTTTTTAATAATATGGTTGTTAATTATTTAAAAAACTAACAAACGTTTCTAGAGAAACCTATTAATTCAATTATTATATGTAAAAATACACCTGTAAAAAAAAATACTAAGTTTAATCCTTTTGGTTTAGTGTCTTCTTTTTTATTTTTAAAACTCATATTAAAAATAATTATTCCAACTACATAAGTGATAAATCCCATGATAACAGATTCAGAAATTATATTAATATTTATCATAAATAATATAATTTACTTAGATTATTTTTTTTAAATTAAAACTATATATTTAATGCATTGACTGTTGTTGAATCATCGTCACTTTCATCATCACTTTCATTTCTTGACTTAAATATTAAACCATTATAGTAACCACGTTCACCTTTTTGATCCAGTTTATTGTTAAAGTATTCAATTAACTTATTTTTCTTATCAGTGCATTTATGCATATATTCTTCTTGATACCATTCTTTCATACGTTTCCAGATTACTTCCGTTCGAAGTTTTTGTTTTCTATTTCCTGTAACTTCTACAAACTCTTCAAAGAATTGAGTGTAATGGTCATTTTCAGATTTATATTTATTTGTACTAATTTTTACTTCATCTGGTTCTACCAATCCTTCTACCCGGTATTGATTAACATAAATATTAACCAATAATGATGCCAAATATGGTGCCCAATCTTCTTTCTTTTTACCTATACTATCGTCAATAGGATATTCATATCTTTCTGTTCTACATTTTTCAAGAGGTTTATTAACAAATCTAGAAACAAATTTAATTACTCGAAGACGTCTCCAAGTACCATCTGTATTATCTTTTACATCAGGTAAATCATTACAAGCTAAAAAGTATTTCATTTGCGGAAGAAAAGATATATTACTTTGATGTAATCTTCTAGCTGTAATAGTATCATTACCTGCTGTTAATTGTTTCATTACACTAGCATTAAAAGTTTCATTGTTATCTGGTTCTTGAAAAACACCACATCTTCTTCCTTTAATATTTACAAGATCTTCATTAGCTTGTCCTGCATTATTACTTTTTCTAGTAAGTAATTCGATTCTAGGTGCTTGATAGTAATCTCCAAGTGCTTGTTTAATAAGATCAAAAGTAACACTCTTACCATTACTACCACAACCAGTACAAATAAATAGTTTTTGGTCTTTATTTTCACCATGAAGACAACTACTAATTGCTTGTAAGAAATACTTTCTTACTTTAGGATTTGGTAAAACTTTTTCAAAGAATTCTTTAATTTCTTTAGACTCGGAATGATAAGGATTAAAAGGTATATAATTAATTCGAGTAGTCATAGATACATAATCATCTGGTCTTCCTTCTCTTAATTTATTTCTTTCCAAATCAAAAACACCATTTTCAAAACAAATGAGATGTTTGTTAATTTCATCTAATTTTTCATTAAATTTTGGGTCGTAGAATAATGTAGCAAGATTTTCCATAATATTTTTTCTATAACTTGTACTATACAGTGAATTAATAATTTTTCTAATTGCTTCATGTTGACGTAAATATTCATTTCTTTCTAATCCAGTACTATTTCTAAATTTTTCATTTACTTCATCTCCCATAAGAGACCATTCATTTGCAAATTCTTCTGGAAGTAAACGTTGAATAGTATAACCTCCTGGGATTCTAACCCATTTATGTCTCTTTTCGACAAACTCCCACCATTCTGGTTTACCTTCAAGATTAGAACAAATAAATCTATTATTATACATCTCTTTGAAAGTTTTAGCAATTTGATAATCTTTACCATTCAAACTTTCATGTGCAAATCTAATAAATCTATCATTATAATATTTCATGTATTCTAAAGGAGAATCTTCTTTTGCCCAGTATCTGAGTGTTTTAATTGTAAGATTTTTCTTTTTCATTTTAGACCAATGTTGTTTAATATCAAATTCACCACGATAAATTCCAGTTTGAATTTCTTCTCCTCTTTGAGAAAATTCATTGAAAACGTCATAGAGTGATTGGTCGATGTTATATAAACACCATCCAACTCGAATCCAATCATGATAATTAATTGCTCTTTCTGATTTTAAGAGACCAACTAATTCACGAGCTTCATCTACTTCATCTTCTCTTCCTTCAACTACTGTCATATTGGTATAATCTTTAACCATATCAGTATTAATTCCGAGTGATTTAAATTCCATATCAATTGATTTATTATCATAATTTTTATTAAGTAATGTCTCATAATCTTCACTATGATGTTTTCTTCTAAGAGAAAACATATTAATATAATCATAAACTTCTGGTTCTTTTACAAATATAGAATCAATATCAATCATATCAACTGAAGCATTGTAACATTTGGTATAATTATAATAATACTTACTATTTGGTTTTTTAGAACCAAATAACATTATATTATTTCTTTCTATAATAGAAATATCTATAATATCTTCTACTGGATTATCATATTTTTCAAATAAATTTTTTTTCTTAGCATGACAAATAACAAAGTTTCTAATAAGATATCTTAATTTACTATTTACAATAATATTTGGAAAGAGAAGATGTATTCCATTTCCCCAATGTGGTTTTTTATCTTCTAATCCATCTTTCTCAAACACACAACAAACTATATTATCACTTGTTATCTCTAAATATTTTCTAATAGCTTCCTGATATAATGAAACTATATTCTCTAACATTTTTTCATCATACAATAGTCCATCATCTATTCCATGTTTACCCATTGATAGTTTAAAATCAATGTCAACATAAACTGGACTAATATCCTTTGGTTTTTCTGTTAATGTTATTGGTTGTTCTCCTGGTAATCCATATTTTACAACGGATGAATATTTTTTGAGTAACTTTTTGTATTCTTTTGTGTCGATATAATACTTACCATTTTTCCATCCCCAGCTTGTATGAGTAGCTACACTCCCGCTTGTAACTTTTTTTTCATCCAGGAAAGTATTAAATGATTTACGATATTTTTCTTTCTTATTAATATTATCAGTTTGATAATTTGGTATAGTGATCGGCATTATTAATATAAAAAAGATATTTTTAAATATTTTTATCAATTTTTTTTAACTTTATTCTATATACCAGTACATTAGATGTTAATACCATCAACATATAAATAAATGTTAATTCATAATATACCATTTTAGATGGATATATTGTGAATTTCAAAACAACTTAAAAAAATACACTTAAACATGTTATCTCCTTCATATCAATTATTATTCAAAACATGTTTGTTTAAAAAATAATTGATATGTTAAAAAAATAGATATTAAGTAAATATTTTCTTTAAAATTAATGTCAAACTTAAAAAAACCTATTTTAAGAATAATCAGAGATGTGATGGAATTAATAAATGATCCTATTGATGGTATTGAAGTAAAATTAAATAAAGAAGATATTTTCAAACAAACTATTATGATTGTTGGTCCTAAAGATACTCCATATTTTGGAGGATATTATTTTTTTGAATTTGAATTTCCAGATAATTATCCTACGAAACCTCCGAAAGTTGTTATGAAAACAATAGACGGTAAGATTAGATTTAATCCTAATCTTTATGAATGTGGTAAAGTGTGTTTATCTATTCTTGGAACTTGGTCAGGACCATCTTGGACAAATATAATGACTTTAAAAACTATCTTACTATCAATTAGATCTCTGATGAGTGATTTTCCTATAACAAATGAACCTGGTTTTGAAGAAACACCCAGAGATGCTCAAAAGAATATTGATTATAATTGTTATCTGATTTATCATAATTATCGTTTAGCAATTATAGATGTAATAGGGAAAAAGAAAAGATTCTTAAAATACTATCAAATATATGAAGAAGAAATTAAAAAATATTTTAATAAAAACAGTTTAATCTTACATAATAATTTACAAAGTTATAAAATTATTTATGCTCAAGGTATAATAGGAAGAGTTATTTATTTCTTAAAAAATGAAAATAAATATGACTTTATTAAGTTAAGTAAAAAATTTCAAAAGTTAGTAAAACAACAAGAACAAAAAAAAGTGAAATAGAATATTATAATATTATATAATGAAGTTAATCGGATTAAGTGGACGTTCTGGTTCTGGAAAAGATACAGTTGCTAATTATATGATTAATAATTACAATTATACTAAATTATCTTTTGGTAAAGTCTTAAAAGATGTAATTTCTTGTATTTTTGGATGGCCTAGACATCTATTAGAAGGTGATACTAAAGAATCTAGAGAATTTAGAGAAAAAGAAGATAAATGGTGGAGTGAACACTTGAAAATTAAGATTACACCTAGAATTGCTATGCAGAAAATAGGAACAGATGTTTTTAGGATGCATTTTCATCAGGATATTTGGTTATTAATTTTAAAAAAACAAATTAAGAAATATGATAAGATTGTTGTAACAGATATTAGATTTTTAAATGAATACAATATGATTACTAAAATGGGAGGTAATGTTTTCAAAATAAGTAGAAGTAATATAACTAAAGATACACATTTGAGTGAAAATATTTTAGACAGTATTGAATTTAAATATAATATAGATAATAATGGAACTATAAAAGAATTATATCAAAAAATAGATAATTTACTATAAAACATTTATAAATTGAAAATAACAATAAAATTCTATGTAATAATTTTATATTTTCCTTTTTTTTATTTTTAATAATAATAAAAAAAATTGATTTAGAAAAATTTATGTATTCTATTATAATATGTTTTTATGTCCAAAATGTGATTATTCTTATATGATTACTAAAAATAAAAGTTTATCAGATGATAAAATTAAAATAACTAAAGTAAACCAAGTATTTAAAATTTTAAATGAAAATCTAAATGCTTATAGCTTTGATTTTTCCGTAGACAAATTAAAAAAGAGTAAACGTTTTGTTAAATTATCTAAAGAGGACCAGAAGAAATTACTTGATAACTTTGAAAATAAAAAGAACATTGAAATTAATACGATGTTTTCATGTACTAATTGTTCAAATAAAGAACCAATTACTACTACTGTAAAACTGTTTGAAATTAGAAGAGATAAAGAAACATCTAAAAAATTAGAATCATATGAATTAGATTATTATATTAACAATCCTATTCTTCCAAGAACCCATGATTATATGTGTAGTAATCCAGATTGTATTACTCATCTAGGAAAAGGTGAAAAAGAAGCTGTATTTTTTAAAGATAAGGACTCATATCAATTAAAATATGTATGTACTGTTTGTTCACACATATGGTCTATTTAACTAAATAAATGTTCAATTTCTAATTCATCTATACTCCATTCTTCTTTTACATTATTAGGTAGATACCTAATAATTTTAAATGGAATTAATTTAACTCTTAATTCTTCTCTAGCTAAAGTTTCATAATCAAAATCATCTTTGTTTTTAATAAAACATTTTGCACCTAATGTAAGTTGTTTTAATCTTTCACCAATTATTCTTACCATTTCATATCGTGACATTCTATTTAATGATATTCTATCATCACCTCTTCTTATATTTTCATTATCATAATTATCATCAAGTTCAAATATTTCAACTCTTTCATTTTCATCACCTTCAACTATCTCTTCATAATCACAACTAAAATCTGTCATTTCAGATTCATTATCTGAATTTGAATAATAATTTTCATTATCATCTATTTTATCAGTATTTTCTTCAGTAAATTCCTTTTCACTATCTATTTCCTTTAAATTCTTTTTAGAACTTTTGGACATATTAAAAAATAATATATAAAAATTTTTAAATCAATTTTTTTTAAAATTAATACTATAGATTTTTATTTAAATTTTTTTTCTAAAGTTTATTATATAATGAGTTCAGCTGGTATAGATGGATTATTAAAAGTATTAGCAGAAATGCCAACATCCGGTCCTGGTGCATCCGCAGCTTCTATTGGAGAAGCTGCATTTGGAGACAAATTTAATGAATACAGAGGAGAAATCGAAAAAACTACTTATGATGAAAATGGTGTGGAAGGTACCGATCATGCTACCGTAGATGCTGCAATTGTAGCAGTTACTAAAGGACTTGAAGATAACAAGGTAACAGTTAAAGTTGTAGGTGGACCTTACGGAAAAGTTAGAGAGTTTGCAACAATCGACGAAACCGACGAAACCGACAAAACTTTAACTGCTGCTGTTAACCTTTTAAACAAACGTCCTTCAGTAATTAACCCAAGTTTAAGAAAAGCAATTAAAAATGCTACTGGTCATGGTTCTTCAGATGATAGAACTGGTGAATTATCAACCATGGAAGGTGGTGCTTCTTTCTTAGGAGACTTTGAAGCAGTTAAAAATACTCACGCTTTAGAAAAACAAGTTATCGAAATGATTGGAGGTGGTAGTAAATGGGCCCCTGCTCTTGCACCTGAAGCTACTTCTAGATCAAAAACTTTCAGACAATTACTTAATAAATTAGTTCAAAGATTAGCATCTAACGGAAAAGATCTTAATACTGATGACAAAAAAGCTTTAACTGGAGCAATTGATGAGTTAGAGAAGAAAGAAAGAGAGGCATACGTTAAATTAGCTCATCTTAAAAAATACTCAGCTCTTGTTCAAACTCACAAGAATACTTCTGATGATGCTATCAAAAAAGCTTTAAATGATGATAACATTGAAGATTTTGTTGCTAAATACATGCACACACTTAAAAGAGTTGAACGTAAATCATCTAAATTATGGGCAGCTTTAGGTGGACTTTTTGTTCAAGCTCATCCTTTTTTATAAAGAGGATTGTAATGTAAATATTTTTTAAAAATTAATATTAATATAATTATAAATATATAAGTATATAAATATTATTATATGTAATGTTTATATGGGCTTAGGAACACTATATTTAATTGCCAGAGGTCGTGATGACCTTTATATTGTACAAGATCCAGATATAACTTACTTTAAATTAGTATATAAAAAACATACTAATTTTTCAATAGAAAGTATCGATCAATATTTTAAAACAATACCAGACTTTGGAAGAAAAGTTACTTTAAATGTATCAAAAAATGCTGATCTGATGGGTAATATCTATCTAAAAGTTATTCTACCTAGTATTTTTGTCAATAATCATCCAGAAATAAATAATATAAAAAAATTTAGATGGGTTGATAGAATAGGATTTGCTATAATTAAATACGTAGATATAGAAATAGGTGGTATTCTTATTAATCGTCTCTATAGTGATTGGTTAAATATTTGGTACGAATTGACTGTAAATAGTGGAATGAAATCAGGTTATGATAAAATGATAGGTAATATATCTAGTTTAAAAACATTTAGTAATGGTATGGATAGTTATGAATTAACAATACCTATAAATTTCTGGTTCACACGTGAATCTGGATTATATTTACCATTAATTGCTATTTATCAACATGAAATTAATATTGAAGTAGAATTTAATGATATTGAAAATTTATATATTGAATCTCCTAATAATTATATAATTATAGATGATGATTTCGTTTTATTTAAAGAAAATGAAATTTTAATTCAAACAACTAGAAATGATATAGTATTAGGAAAATTTGTTTATTTCGATGTTATAACAAAAAAAATGTATTACTTAAAATTAAAAGGAGATTTCATATTAGATGATAAATATCCAATTATAGGAAGAGAATCAAAATATTCTTTAACGATGAATCCTAATTATATTATATCATTTGATTTTAATTATTTTAATAATAGAGAACCTTCAATTATTAATGCGTATATGATGATAAATTATGTTTATTTAGATAATTTAGAAAGACAAATATTTAGAGAGTCAGACCATCAATATCTAATTGAATTACCTCAACGAGTTACTCCTAGAATAATAAATAATAATATAATAAATTATAAAATCAATTTAAAAAATCCTCAAAAATTAATATTATTTTATGCTAAATTATTATCAAATATAAAAAATAATGATAACTTTAATCTTTCAATGAACCCTATAGGTGAAGATGAAGAATATAATAATATAATTCAACAAGTTAAATTAAATATTAATTCAATTGAACGTGTTGAGATTTATGATTTTAAATATTTTTCTCTAATAGAAAAATTTAAATCTAAGTTTTTAAGTAATAATAATAATATAGGACTTTATTCATTTTGTTTACATCCTAAAAAATATCAACCATCTGGTACTATGAATTTTAGTAAAGTAGATGATTCATATTTAGGATTAACTCTAGATCAAAACATTAGTTACAATAATTCTGTTGAAATTACAGTATTTGGTCTAGAATATAATATTTTAAGGATAATTAATGGTTTAGCTGGTTTAGCATTTTATAATTAAATTTTTGACCATGTTAAACTTCCCATACCTCCAATAATTCTTAAAATATTATACTCTTTAGTAATTACACTAACTTGTACATTTTTTTCAAAAATATTTTCATTACATGAAGTTATTAACACATTTTCTTCAAAAAGATTAAAATTTAGATGACCTGAAGGATTTTTTTCTTCAGGTTGTAAACTAAAAGTCATAAAATAATATCCATTAGGTAGATCCGAATTTAGTTTTTTATATGGAGTAACACTATTAAAATATAATTCATCATGTTTATTAAATAAAGAATCACCATTACATTTAAAATTTAAAGTGTTCAAGTAAGGTCTTTCAAAAACATTTTCTTTAATTTTTAGGGTATTTAATATAATAATGGTTCTTAAAAGATAATAATCTAAATTGTTTAAATAAGATAAATAGGATGTCCCTTGATAAAGAACATATAATATAAATTCATATGATATAATATCTTTTATTGATGTTTTAGTCTTAAATATTTGATAAATTTTTTTTATCATAACAAACAAATTATTATTATCATCATTAAAATATAACTCAATTTCATCAATAATTCTTTTGTAAATAGTAGTAAATTTACTCTTTTCATCTAAATACCTTTTATATATATCATCATATATTGTTTCTTTAATTATTTCTACGTTATTTCCCATTTTATCTACAGTTTTAAAATACATATTTTTTATAATTCCATTAATATGTAGTTTACTAATATTAATCTCTTTATCTAAATAAAAATGACTATAATTATGATATTTTTCTATAAGATATTCATGACCATAACTACCAAATTTATACCTTTCAAAATCATCTAAGAGTATAAATTGATTCATTAATTCTAATTTACAATCAAAATTAACTTTACCAAATAATTTTATTTCTGAATTAGTTAATGCAACTAATGGTAAGAATATATGTGGTGTATCATAAAAATAAAACATAATTGGAAAAGTCATTTGATAAAAATCTCCCTTATCTCTTAATTTAGTCATTTCATCAAATTGTTTTTTCTTTTCATTAGAAAAATGATAATGATAAATTGTTTTATATATATCTGGGTCAAGTTTATCAATCATGTTATTATCAATAAATAATTTCAAATATGAAAAAATCTCAAATTTATTAGGAATTATTTCAGTTATTTTTTTTTCTTCATTCTCTATGATAGTTATATCTTGATAATCAAAACTAGTTTCACCATATGTAATATTTGTTATATTAAGATAACTTTTTGTTATAAAAAAATAATTAATTGTTGGTAATATTATATTAGAATCAGTAAATAAAGTTACTGAATTTTCTGTAATCGAATTAATAATAAAACTATCTTTTATATTCACTTTGAAAATAGGTACAATATTAAAATTATCATACCCTAAACTTTTTTGAGATATAAAACTTTCCTCTAAATTTTCATTTGATATAAAATAACACTTACTATCTATTTCAACTATTGAATCAAATTTTATGAAAAAATTATTTTCATTTGTTTCTATCATAATAGCATCTGTTATAATATTATCAATATTAACTGAAATTTTAGCATTTTCTAACTTATCTAGAGGAACTGGTATTTCAAAAATGTTATTATTATCATCAATATGAGTTACACCTTTTAAACCTTCAATTAAATTTGTATTAACTGTTGAATCACTAAAATTCAATACTAAAATATTATCATATTTATATAGTTGAAAAACTGTATCAATTTGAAATTCTATTTTTTGAAATACTTCAATTTCATTTTCTAAATTTTCATCTAATTTAAATTTATTTCCTATCATATCGTCTATAGTTAAATCTATTTTTTCGTCATTATTAAAAAAGTAATAACTCAGATTATAATCAGAATTATCATTTACAAAATCTAAATAAGATTCATTTGAATAATAGTAACCATCATTCTCATTTAAATTTAACGTAAACCTATTTAAAATAAATATATCTTCCATATTAGCTTCATCAAAATTAGCTTTAAATACAAAATTATTATCAATTTTGAAGATATTGTAACTTACACCATCAGCTATTACATTAGAATTAATATTAATATAATCATTTACTGTATTTATTAAATACACTTTATCGTCTAAAAATTCAAAACTATCATAAACTATTGAATCATTAATTTTTTCTACTTTATCTCTAATTAATACTTCTGGATTAGAATTCACTGAAATAATTTCAAATTGTTTTGGATTAATTTTCTTTATATTTTTTATTTCAATATCATCATCTAAGAAAAATGTTTCATCGTTTTCTATATTTAAATCTTCGTTAGTTTCAATTATTTTTAGTATATCATCTGTTGTTTCAAACTCATCTATGTACATTAAATTTGTCATGTAATAATATTGATTTAATTGTAGTTTATTTATTAAGTTCTGTTCTGTTTTAGGAATTATGATAATTTTTTCTTCAAAATTAACTTCAACATTATAATTAATCATATCTATTAAAAGATAAATATTATTGACATTTAAATATATTTCTTCTATATTAAAATAATAATTTAAATTAAGGTCATCTTCTATAATATTATAGATATATATATCCTGGAATAAATTAAAATTATCAACACTAGCTAAATTTATATTAGTAAATACTGTATTATTATCAAAAACTTTTAATTCTAAAATGTTACTATCTAATTTGGTAATGAGTTTCATACCTTCTTCTAAAATAAGTTCATCTTCTGAACCATCACCTAATATCACATTTACATTTAATTTATAACCTTTTCCAATAATATTAGTGTTATTAATAATATATCTTTTTTTTAGTTCTAAGCTAGTAACAACAATTTCAGGTTCACTGTAATAAAAAATTATATTTTTATCATCAAAGAAATCATAGGGTATATTTATCTTATTAATAAATAATTCATAAGAATCTTCTATTATATTAATTTCTAATTTATATTTGAAAATTTTATTGTTATTGTTTTCAATATAGTCTGGATTATAGTTTCTGTTTATACAATATTTTGAATATTGAAATTTTTTTAATATATCTAAAAAGTTAAAATTTTCTATTTTATTATTTTTTACATAATCAAATATTTCGTTTCTAGAACTTATAGCTAAGTTTAGGAAACTTTCTATTTTTGAAATAAATTCTTTAAAAGTAAATAGTTTATGTTTATTATTATTTATTTGGAAGTTTTCTTGAAAAAATTCGTTTTCTTCATTTAATCTTATTGATAAATGAACATCATTATAGTCTTGATGTCCCTCTACATTTAATCCAATATTTCTATCGTAAATAAATGGAATAAAAGGAAACTTTTTGTTCAAATGATATTGTATTTTAAAGTCCAAATCATCCATATTATTTATTCCTTTAGTGAAATTAACAAGTATATTAGCATAATAATTATCTAATAAAAAGTTTACAACCGAGATAGCACCAGAATAAAATACACTATATTCTGTTTTATCAATATCTTTAATTCTATCATATTGTTCTTTAGTAAATCTAGTTTCATTTAAAATTATAAAATTATCAGATATTGGACTATTTAACGCTGCCTGTAATTCAACATTAGAAAAATCTTGGTATAGTTCATTTATATTAACTATATTTCTATAATATAAGAAAAATGGATCAAATGAGTTAGTATCAAAATTTACTATTTCTTTATTATTACTTTTATAAAATATATTATTTTTATTATCTAATGGTAGGTTATCTATATCTTGATCTGTTTTTACTATTATTGATTCATTTTCTACAATTGATTCTGTTGAATTACTTAATAAAATTAACTTTTTATCCATGTTAGAATCTAAACTATCCTTATATTTTATATCTAATTGATAACTATTATTTTGTATACGTTCAATATTATCGATTCTATTAGTATAATAAATATCATTATCTAAATTTTCTAAAATAAAGTTTTCAGAAGATTCTTTTTCCTTATTTATTATTTGATTTGTTACTTGTATATATAGATTACTGAATTGAAAATTATTATCTAAGTTTAAAACATAAAAAGAAAATCCTTCTTCTTCTTCTATATCATCTATTTTTATAGAATTAGAAATATTAAATGTTAACTCTTCATCTAAAAATATAATGTTATCCAAAATAAGAGGCTCTATTAATTCTGGATTAAAAACATCATTATTTATTTTAATTATGTATTTATAACCATTATTATCAATTATAGATGTAACTATTTCAATTGGAATTTGAAAAGTAATATTATTGAAGATACCCATGTTATTATATTTTACTAATTCAAACTTATTTTTTTGATAAATTATCATATCATTTTTTATTTTAATTTTATAAATACCATTTAATAATAGAATATTATCATTATCTTCTATTTTTAAAGAAGAAGTTATAACGTTATTATTTAGTTTTATTAAATGAATTAATGATTTATTATCATAAAATTCTTTTACAAAATTTAAGTTAGATTCTAAATATGTTAATTCTAATTTTAATTTAATAGTTAGCTGATTTAAATTAATATTATCTAATATTTTTTTCATATCTAGTAATAAATCAGTTTTAGTTGTATTAATAATATAATCGTCCAATGTTTCATCTGAATTAATTTCATCAAATAAGTAACTATTAATTGTATATAAAAATAATAAATTTTCTTTTAATGAATCTTCATCAACTATTAAATTAATCTTGTTTCTATCATTTAGTATAAAAATAAATTCTGCATCTAAATTATTTAGAATTTTAATTAAAATATCATTATTTATTATAAAATTTTCTTCATTATCATTAATTGTATATCGGTTAATTTTAAAATTTTTATTTAATTGATTATAAATTCCTACAGTAACAGAAGCGTACTCTTTTATTTCTAAGTTATTTGTTTCGTTATTAATTACTTCATTATTAATTTTTAGTCTTTTATATCTTATATAATCACCATTAACTACAATATATTTTAAATCTGGATTATATCCTTCATAAACGTAAAAATTTCTAGATGGTTGTACAAACTCATATATCATTGTTGCTCCTATAAATTCTCTATTTATATTTAACATTAACACTCTTGTTGTAAAAATACCATAACTTGTTTCTCTGTTAACATTTGTTATTGGTTTTTCAGTTTCAATAACACCAACACCAAAACCATAGTTTAAATTTTGTACTACATAATATATTAAAGTATGTGTTGAATCATGAAATCCATTAGACACATGAGTAAATAAATCAATATCAAAAATAGGTTTTATATAATTAAAAACTGGTCTAATTATACCACTGTAATTTACCTTAAAATTATTCAATTCATCATCATTAAAATAGGTATATTCTAATCCATTATATATGTAACCATCAAAAATTAATATATTTATTTCAACATTCATATTAGTTTCTATTTTTGATATTTTCCCAAAGGTTTTAGTAATTAGAATTTTTTCTTGATTAATCATTATTTCCATTCCTTCTATTAAATTAGATTTAGTATACATAAACAACTGATTATTTTCATAAAATATATAACCAGGATTACTCATAAATACTCCATTTATTATTTTTTTCAAAGGCTTTTCTAGTAATATATAATCTGTTGGGGTTATTGGTTCTATAATAAAATTATCAGTTACAGTTACAATGTCTTTAATTAGTGGAAAATTAAATATATATATATTTTCATCATCTAGATTAGAATAATTAGTAATAATATTATTAAATTCTAAAGGTCTATTTATATTTTCATCATTTATATCAGTTACATTAGTTAAATCACCATCATCTAGATTTAAATAAATTAAATCATTAGTATTATAATATATACTAAATAATAATTTTTCTTCATTAATTGTTAATATAAAAGTATATTCTTTGTTCACTTTAAAATCGTAATTTGAATCTAATTGCATTTCAAGTTCATCGTAATCACTATCATCAGTACTTGTTAATGAATTTAGAGTATATTTAATAAATTTTGAATCTAATATAAAATTTTTTCTAAAAGAAATTAAATTATCATCCGTATTTTTTATGGTAATCGTTACAGTATCTTCTAAACTACTAAAATTAATTATATTAGTTGGATTATCATTAACAAATGAACTATATTCATAGGAATCTTTAATATGAATTGTTCTAGTTATATATTTATTAAATAATGTTACATAATCCCGCTGTTGAATTAATCCGTTTTCGAAACAATTATAATAATTTTCGTTAATTTTAATAAAATTATTTTCTACATTATTAACAACATCCGTTAATTCATAAGTATAATTAAATACTTCTGTTTTTTCTCTACTAACAATTTTAATAGCCAGTATTAATGTATTTACTAAATAAGCTGGTAAAAGATATTCTGAATTTAATCTAATAAATTTACCATCTACTATTACTAAAATATCATCTACAAAATTTAGACCTGTTTGTTCAAAAATAGTAGTTCCATCATATATTTGTAATTCAAGTTGAATATAATCAAGAGGTTCTAAAATAAAATTTCCTTCCAATAATTCTCCTGTTTCATCAAATGCAGGTATTTCTTCAATAAAATAAATATCTCTACCATGAATTTTATAAATAATATCGTCTTGCAAAGTAATTTTAGGTGAACTAAAAACTCTGTCTTTTAAAACTAAATTATATAAATCTTCTCGAATTACTTGATAAGTCGATGGGTTTTCATTTTTACAGAAATAATACTTATCATCGTCTAATTCAAGTAATAAGGCATCTAATACATTTGTATAATTAGTTGATTCATGTATATTTTTATATTGATAAATTTGTTCTAATTCTACTATATATTTAGTAAAATCAGCATCATCGTTCATCTCATAACTCCAGTCTAAATCTAATTCATCAAAACTACCCGTTTCTATAGGATATAATAATATCATTTTGAACATGTTAAATAACTCACTTGAAAGTAAAGTTATTATATCATTCTCTATTTTAAAAACATAAACATAATAATATTCCTCTCCGTTGTGAAGAATACAGTAATTATTTAAAATATCATCACCAAAATCATTTATCTTTACTTGATAAAGATATCCATTATAATTCAACAAATTTTCAGTAATCTCACTTTTTTCTACAAATTTAGGATTTAGAACATTTCCTTCTTTTATTAGGAAATTATTTTCATCTAAAACTTCTATGTTATCACTCAATGTATAAAATAAATTATCATCAAAATCTGCAATTTTTCCTTCTATAATATAACAAAATATGTTAGGAAAATCTTTTAAAAATTCTTGTTTATCTTCCGCATAAGATTGATATATATCAGAATTTGTAATTTTTTTAATGTACTTTTCATCAAATAATAATGGGTGTAAATATTGATTAACAGAATTATCATTGTTAATAATAAAATCTTTTAATTTATTATTGCCATCTTTTTGCAAAATTATTTCATTAACATAATTATTTGAATCTAAACTGTATAGTGAAGTTATATTTTGACTAACATAAGTATATTTTTCTTTAAAATATTCACCTAGTTTTTTAAGATTTAAAAAATCATTAGAATTTATTTTACGATTATTAAAAAAATCAGTTGTCATATTATCTCTAATTAACTCCATTAATGTGAAATTGTTTATAATTTCAGATACTTCACCTTCAGTATCATCTTGATAGAATTTATAAATAGATGTTTTAAATTGATTTGAATTAAAGTTAAATAAATCATTATTAATATTATTTTCCAAAAGATAATTCAATACTTTTTTTGGATATTCACCAAAAGTACCTTTTATTATTTTATTTAAATTTTCCAAGTATATAATATCCATATTAACCTCATTAATATTAATCATTTCAACTATCTCATCTTGATAAATATTATCAAAAAACGACACTATATCTAAATCTTCAGGTAAAATAGTAGATATACTATTTATTGAATTGTCAATAAAATTAAACTCCTTAAATAAATCTCGAGAATCTATAGTTTCATTAACTATGATGTTTTTATCATCTATTTTACTAATCTCAAATAAATCAAAATCAGTTGTATTTAATATTATACTATTGTTATCATCTATTCTTATAATCATAGGATGATATGTTAAAAAATCAGTGTAATAACTATTTGATATTACAGTAGATAAACTAGTTAATTTAAGTAAATTGTCATAATAATAAGAATTTGTAATTTCTACTATATTTAAAAGTGTTGGGATAACATAGTAAATTTCAATTACATCATGAGTTTCTTGTAAAAAATTAAATCCACCTGATATATTTTGTAATTTTATTCTATCAATTGCCAAATATTTATATTCAATATATTCAATAAGTGTTGCTAAATAACCATCTGGTTCTGAAATATCGTAATGTACATTTGTAAAATCATCTTCAATAGTTTCATAGGAATCTTTCATCATTTCTATTTCATTAAAGTTGTAATATAACAATAAATAATTAACATATTTTTCTATTAATACATTCTTACTTATAAAAGTGTAAGGAATGATAGAATCATCATAAGTTGTATTTAGAGTTTTATTAGCAGTTGAATCTATATTTATGACTATTTTAGGTTTCATTACTAAAACTAAATTAATTTTACGATATTTTAAATGATTAAAATCATTAACTATATAAGTGTTGTCATCAACTGTTACCATATCATTAGTTATTTTTGAATTAGATTCTTCATAATTATAAGATATGGTATTTAATATAACATCAAAATAATCAAAAATATTAATAAATGTTTCATCTAATGAGTCTGTGTTAGAATCATATTGATGTCTTTTATATATAAATGAAAAAGTATTATTATTTATGAAACAATTTGTCATATAATCTTTAATATTAAACTTTCTACAAATATTAATATCTTTTATAATATTTTCAGGTAATGAAGTATATCCATCTGTAGAATTATAGTCGTGAGATATAATATTATTAATATCAAAAAACTCAGTTTTTGAAATAATATTCAAGTCATATTCTAATGAATAATCCAAATCTAAATCTATATTAAAATAAATATTATTATTCTCTACATAACTAATCAAAGTTTTATTATTTAGTGTAAATGAATATTTTGATATAAATTTAAATTCTAATTGTTGACCATTTATCATATACTGAAACTTCTTTTTATCAGATGTTGAAACAGTTACTTTTTTAACTACTTGTTGTATTATAGTATTATCTAAAATTTTAGGATGATGAATTTGATAATTTTTAACATATTTTAGTTTATTTACTTCATTTTTGAAAAAATCTTTTTTTAATGGATACATCCTATCAATTCCTATATAAAAATAGCTATTTAGTTCACCTTCTATTTCTATTGAATCAACATCAAATATAATATTCTTAAAATTATTAATATCTCTAAAATTACCATTTTCTAAAGCATGGTCTCTTAAATACACATAACAAAATATTATTCTTTTGAATAATAATAATGGATTTAAATTATCTGATATTTTAGATAATGAATTAAAAAAACTATCAAACTTTTCTAATAATCTATAAATTAAATTAACTTTAATATTTAAAATGCCTCTTTTAAAGTAATTATCTATGTAATTAGTTGTAAAATTAGTTTGGAGTTCAATATCTAAACTTAATTCATCATCATCATTTTTTTCAAAATTATTTTTTAAAATATCTCTATAATTTAGCAAATTAATTAATAATAGTTTATTACTAGAGTTTATATTATTGTAGTTAGTTTCTATAAATGATTCTGTTTCATAATATGAATTTACAAAATTTTGTAACATATCTATTGAAAACTCTTTATTTAAAATTTCATCTAAATTAATATCTTGATTATTTGACCATTCTTTCACATTTAAAATATTATTATCACTAAAATTAAAAATATCTGACTCATTATTATATTCATAATTATATTCAATGTAAAACCTCTGGTTATTATATTTTAAGTGAGACATAATATTATCAAGTATAACAAAACCTAAATATTCTAAATTTTCAATATTAGTATTAGTGGTAATATAATTTATTATTATATTATTGTCTAAATTAAACAATTCATTTGATAGATTTTTGTTAAAAGTAAAATCATATCCTTCTACAAATAAACTATATAGTCTATTGTATGAATTATTAAAATAATCAGATAGAACACTTATATTTTTATCTTTATTTACAGACTTATTAGCATAACCTAAAAAAAACTTTTCTCTAATATTATTAAACTTGGTAATTTCATTAATAATTACATCTCTATATTCTAAAATTTTAACATTATCATATGATAATAATGTATTTAAAATAATATTATTTTCTCCTTCTAAAGTAATCTGAAATTTTTTAAGATCTCTTGTTAAATTACTATTAATATTAAAATTTTTATCAGTTAAAAGTAACACTTCTCCTATAATATCTTCAGTTATATTATTTTTAGATGTGGTTACGTAATAAGTTGTATTAAACATTTTAAAACTTAAAAAGTTTTTAGTTTTAGTATTTTTAGTTATATTTTTTATTACATCTTCTTCATATTTTTTTGGAATTTTAATGACAAAATGCATATTTCCTAATAAATCCCCTGTATTATTTAATTTAATGTTAAATTCATTATCTTTCTTAAAAGACCCCAAATTTTTATCAATTTCATCAATACTAAAATTAGTATATTTTTTATATATTTTTAAAAATGGAAATATCTCCGGTTCTTCTGATAATATAATATCTTCATTATTTTTAGAAATTAATTGAATTAAACCTCCGGATAATGACATTATTATATTGTTATAAATTAATCTTTAATAAAATTATTTTATTTTTTTTATTAATGGAAAAATTAACAATAAATCTTATAAATAAATGTTATTATTGTGAAATGTTAAAAAAATTACTACAAAAATTAGATATAGATTACCAGAAGCTAATAGTATCAGAAAAAAATAAGGATAATTTTAAAGATAAAAATATATCTACATTTCCACAAGTATACTATCATCATAAAAAAACAAAGGTACTTTTAGGAGGATATACTGAATTTTTAAAAATAATTAATCATATTATAAGTAATCTTAAAATAAAAGATTTACCTTTAAAAACTAGTAAAAAAAATAAAATTAGAATTTATACTTTTTTAGTTAAACAATTAAGGATTTAATACTACCTTCTTACCATTAAATGTTCCAATAATATTACTATCTTCATCATATACATCACTATCCTTTACTTTTTGATAATAACATTCTTTTCCCTTTAATTTAGTAATCTGCAGAATAACAGGTGTACGTTTTTTTTTGTAAACATATTGTTCTAATAAAGCCTCGTAATCCATATTATGATCCTCTGCAATTTTTTTTAGTAAAATATTTCGTTCTAGTTTAATATTTTGTTTATATTCTTTGTTAATCTCCTCAACAAAATTCTCCCAATTAGTATTTACTTGGTTTAACATATCTGTTACATTCTTTAAACTCTTTAGACATTTCATTACTATTATAAGATAGGATACTATCAATTTTTTTAATTATAATAAGATAACTATAATAAAATAACTATTTTTTTTTTCTAAAAAAATACATATTTCCATGTGAATTATCTGTTTTACTACAATATGTAGCAGACCATCCATTATTAGATCTTACATGACTACCAATAAAATTAATGGTATGGATTGTTGAAGTACTATTTAATATCATCCAATTATATTTATCCAAATAATCTTCTTCTGGTTTTAAGGGATGATATACCTCATTTTTAAAAGGTTCATGATTATTCATAATTTTAATATAATACTCATCAAAAAAAGGGATACCTCCTAATTTACTACATACAATATTAATTTTTTCTATACATTCTAAAAATAAATCTGTCTTATATTTGATTGATAAACTATTATAACCAGGGATAATTTCTTTAGTTATAAAATTTTCAAAAAGTATCCAATCATATTGACTTATATTAAGATCCCTAAGTAATGTAACATAACCATTTTCTGTAATTATTGGTAAATTAGCAAAGCTACTGTCTTTTTTAAGATTAAATAACATCTTAAAAACATTAGCTCCGTCTAACCTATGATTATCTTTAAACCTATCTATATTTGAGATATAGATAGAATTATCACGGAAAATAAAAATTATTTTATTAGTTACAATTTGATTTACTATATCATTTACAATATTATTTATAATATCATTTATAATGTTATCCATTAGAAATACTTAAATTAAATTCAATTCAATTTTTTATCTACAGATGTACCACAATAACTACATGTTACTCTATTTTTGTGAATAGCCATACAATTATTACATTCATTACATCTAGGATTATTATTAATAATACTAATAATAGCAAGCTTTGTATTTATATGTTGATGTTTAATTTTTTTTGGAGTATTATACACTTTCTTCTTCCTTTTTTTACCCATATATATATATATATATATTTTTTAAATATATTATAATTAAATAAATAGACTATTATTGATTTTTTTTATAACTTTCATATGGTTTTATGAAGAAAATTGAAATTATCATTATTTATTTTAAGTCAAATAATGATTAAAAATCAATCAGTAACTATAAAAGTACGAACTGTACAAGATGTATTTGATGATGAAAGAAAAAACAGAAATCGTATAGAAGAAATAGAGGAGGAATTAGAAATGATAACAGAATTAAAAAAAGAATTAAAAGAATGTAAAAAAAAAGAGAAAATGTTGAAAACAGAGAGAAAAGGCCTTCAAATAGATTTATTAAAAGAAGGGAAATTAGAATGGATTGAATCGGATTTAAATGAATGGAGAGAATATGTAGAAGAGAATGATGATGACCCAGTAAAATATTATATTTATCGGTACGATGGTGGTATTCGTCAACAGGGATATTATAAAGGTGAAATTAAATTAAATGTGAAAGATGAAGAACATTTCCAAGAATATTTCAATGACTACTTTTATTATGGCTATCCAAATTATCAAGATGAAAATCATCCTAATGCGGATGGGTCAGAATGTTATCTGGCTTTTGGTGGTGGTGATGCATATGTTCAGTCATTTGAATGGGAATAATTTACTAAATTTATAAATTAAAATATTATCATTTCTTTTTCTTCTTTTTTTTATTATACTTTTGTTTATATTTTGTATAATCTTTTGTGTAATCTTTTGTTTTTCTACTTGTTTTAGTATGTCTGGTTTTTTTGCTTTTATTTTTTATATAGAAAAAAATATCATCGGAAGGTTTATCTTTTGAATTTATGGAAATAAATTTTATATTATAATTTTTATTAGACAAACCTTCTTCGTAGAAAAACATACATTAATTATTATTTATATTATTAGTATTTATCAATTTTTTTTAAATAAAGTTTATCTTTTTAAGAAAGGGTATAATTTATACTTTAAAAATCCGATAGCGGACCTCCTATTATATTTAAACATATCACTAATAGTTTTAATTTTGGTTGCTTTTTTACTATTAAACTCTTCTATGATAAGATTAATATATTCTTCTTGATTCCTAGAAAAGTATATTCCTAAGTATTTTGTACTAGAATCAATCATTTTAAATTGTGGTATATTTTGATAAATATTTGGTGAAATAATGCATTTATTATAATTACATTTGAATTTATAAAATCGGAAAATATCTAGTAATATATTAATATGTTTATTAATATTTACCTTTTTATCTAGTACATTTATGGCTATATCGTCAACATATACATAAAAATCAAAAAATTTTTTAAAACTAGGATTAATCCTATTATAAATATAAAACATCTCTTCCATAATCATAGTGAAAACAAAGTTAGAAGAGGGAAGACCTGTTGGAATTCCCTTTCTTCTTTTAAGCTTAATTTTTTCATAATATATATTACAATTTTTTATAATATTAAAGTATCTATTATAATACATGGTACCTTTATCTTTTCCTAACTTTCTAATGAGAAAGCTTTTTAATAATTTTTCTATAGTGTAAAATGAAACATTATCAAAAGCTTTTTCAAAGTCTAACATTATTTTATTATCAATAGTGTTAGTAAATTTAGTTGCCATTCCTCTAAGACTTTCATTAAATTTAAATCTACAATGATATGACATAAAATTTTTATTATTAACATTATCCCCTAACTCTTTACATATTTCAAAAGTCCAGATTTTATCTAAAAGTTTGATGTTATTAGAAAAATTATATAGATATCTATAATTAGCAGGATTCTTGATATCTCCATTCTTGTGGACAGATATTAAAACTGCACGATTATATTTAAGATGTTGTTCTTTGGTAATATCTCCATTTTTTATCCAAGTAAAATATAATTTACTAAATTCTTTAGTATCTATTTTTTTAATTTGTTTAGAATTAAGTGAAATTTCTTTTTCTAATGACCTAGTATAAGGTCCACTGATTCTATCAATAAAACTAAATTTATTAGTATTATCATTAATATATTTTTTCATCCATTTAATCTCAGATGAAGAAACGGTTGTATCTTCAATTGTATTATATGTTGTGTTATATTTTGAATTATATAATCTATTAAGATAACGGACTACCTCTAAAGTTTGCATATGTAATATCCAAATGAATATTATTCAATCAATTTTTTATATAAATTAATAATTACAAGTCTTATAGCTATTTGGGAAAGGTACCACGTCACGAATATTCTCCAAACCAGTAAATAACATACACATTCTATCTAATCCTAGACCAAATCCTCCATGAACAGCAGTACCATATTTTCTTAAATCTGTATAAAATTTGTAAGTTTCTAAATCTAATCCTTTATTCTCCATAATTTTTAAAAGTTTATCATATCTTTCCTCTCTCATACTTCCGCCAATCATTTCTCCTACCTTATTCGGCATTAGAAGATCAAATGATTCACATGTTCCATCATCACATTGTCGCATATAAAAACTTTTAATTTTGAGTGGCCAATGGGTTACAAAAACAGGACACTTATAATATTTTGTTAACCAATTTTCCATTTCAGAAGAAAGGTCATCATCATAATCACACTTAAATTTATTTTTTTTTAACAAGGTAATTGCATCACGATGCGTTATTCTCTTAAATTTCATTTTAGAAATTTCTTCAACTCTAGCCAGAATACCTTTGGAAACAAATCTGTTAAGTTCAAAAAGGTCATCGTGATTATGTTCTAATAGATATTTAGCTACATATATGATATATCTTTCCGAAATATCCATCAGATAATCTAAATCGATAAAACAGTTTTCGATTTCAAGATGAGTAAATTCTGAAAGATGTTTGTTGGTACTACTATGTTCACTTCTAAAACTTTTATTAGTAGTATATACTGGTCCTAAACCACATGACAGTGCTTCCAGATTCAATTGACTACTAACTGTAAGATAAGTAGGTTTATTAAAATGGTCTTCATTCCAGTTATAATTACCATCTTTATCAAATCGAAGACTATTAATTGAAGAGATATCTTTTTCTGTTACTTGGAAAACTCCTGCACCACCTTCACACTCACCGGTTGTAATGATATTTGGGTCCAAATGAAGGTAACCTTCCTTTCTATAAAAATCATGAGTTGCATGAGAAATAGCTGATTTAATTCTAAAAACACAACCAAAAGCACTAGTACGACATCTTAGATGTTGGAAATTACGAATAGTTTCTAAATTCATTCTAGTTTTAGCAAATGGATAACTATCATCAATAGAACCATTAACTTCAATTTTAGCTAATTGCATTTCAATAGCTTGACCTTTAGCAGGTGATTCAACCATAAGTCCAGTAACTTTCAAGCAATATCCTGTTTGTAATTGCTTGAGTTGTTCTGGTAACGAATCATCGCAACTTTCCAAATCACAAATAACTTGAAGATTCTTGGATGTAGAACCGTCATTAATCGCCATAAAATACATATTTTTTTGCTTTCTGATTGTTCTTAACCAACCATTAACTGAAAAGGTACTATTAAGCATAGTTGAAAAATCTGTCATAATATCTTTAATTCGCATAATATAAATTAAAAATATTATTATATTAATTATCAATTTTTTAGAAAATATATATTCATAAAATATAAATTTTAACATTTTTGAAAAAACCATTTTTTTTTAGGTCTATCATTTAATAAAATAGATTTTTCAACCTCCTTTTTTTTTATATCAAATGTATTATACTTTTTAATCACTTTAATAAAAATATCTTCTACATTTTCACCAGATTTAGCTGAAGTTTCTGCGAATAATAAGTTATTTTGATTTGCATATTCTAATGCTTCAGTTTGTTCTACTTTTCTCTTAGTATCTAGATCAACTTTATTTCCTACTAGAATAATAACTTTGGTATCACCTTTTATCATAACTTCATTAATCCAAAGTTTAGCATTTTTAAAAGATTTATATGAAGTAATATCATAAACTACCATTGCAAAAACTGCACCACGATAATACATTGGTGCGAGACAGTGGTATCTTTCTTGACCTGCTGTATCCCAAATTTCAAAAATATATTTACTATTGTCTAAATCTATTGAACCTTTCAAAAAAGCTGCTCCAATAGTTGGCTCCTGAAAAGAGTTAAAATCTCCAGTGGTGAATTTAGTTCCAATTGAAGATTTGCCAACGGAAGAATCGCCTAATATAACTGTTTTATAATTATTTTTAATAGGTTTTCTATCCATATTATAAACAAATATAAAATAATATTATTTTATATTTAATTATTTTTAAAATATTTTATCAATATATATATATATGAACAAAAGTAAGATATTAGTAGATATTATGATAACAGTAGCTTTAATAGGATTTTTAAGAATATTACCAAATTTAAATATAATAGATAAAAGACTATCTTATTTATTTATCTTTAGTTTAATAGTTTATTATACAGGAAGGTTAACATCAATAACAAAATTCTTTGAAATTTTCCATGTATTATTTGCTTTTTGTATTACAACATTTCCGTTTCTAACAAAAAATAGAGATATATTATTTTTACATTTAGTTGGTATAATTTTAACAATGGCAACTAGAAAATTATTTAACAAATGTCTTTTAAGAGATTTTGAGAAAAATGATAATATTATAACAAATAACTCGTTATCAAAAAGTTTAAATTGGGATTATATCTTTCCTAGTTTAGCTTTAAGTTCTAGTTTTAAAATGTATATGAATTAAAAAAAATGATATTTAAATGATTACTATTAATATTATTAATGTTTTTAATAGATAAATATAGTCATTTTATTAATAATTCACAGTTTAATGATGAAATTCTAAACAATATTTATAATCAGGTAAACGAAAGTAATAAAAAATTAGAAAAGATAAAAAAAGCTAAAACATTAAAATCAAAAATAGACATTATTAAAGCTAGCTCGAATAATTTAGCACATATGATTTTTTATGGTAAAAAAGGTAATTCTAAAGAAATAATAGTAAAAAGGTTATTAGAAAAGATTTTTGGTAAGAAAGATACCAAATTAAACTTGGTAGAATATGAAATTTGTGGCTATGGAAATGTTAAAACTAGAGTTAATATTAAACAAAGTAAATATCATATAGTTATAGAACCTAACAATAATGGTTTTGATAAATACTTAATTCAAGAAGTAGTTAAAAAATATTCTAATACTGAAATATTAAATATAACTAAAAGAAGCAAGCCTTTTAAATTTGTTGTTATTAATAAAATAGATAAACTATCTGATTACGCTCAAGCTTCTCTTAGGAGAACTATTGAATTAGTTTCAGATAAGTGTAAATTTATTTTTATTAGTGATCAACTTTCTAGAATCATTGAACCTTTAAGAAGTAGATGTATTCTTTACCGAGTACCATTATTAAGTCAACAAATTATTTTTAAGATAATGTTACAAATTTGTATTTCAGAAAAAATTAAAATATCTTCATCAATGATAAATAATATTATTAAAAAAAGTGATAATATGATAAATATTACAATTTGGAATTTGGAATTATATAAGAATAATTATTATTATAATAAAAATTGGGAAAAGTTATTAGGAGAATTAGTTGATAATATTTACCAAATAATAGAATTAGATGATAAAACTTTTAATAAAAACTTGTATAATTTTGTTATGCGTTCCCGAGAGATATTTTATTTGTTATTTACTACTAACATAGAAATAACAGATATAATTAGAAAATTAATGAATATGTTATTAAGTAAGTGTGATAACCTTAATATTAAACTACGTATAGTAGAAATAACTTCTATTTTTGAAAAGAGGATATCTACAGGAACCAGATATGTAATTCATTTTGAAGCTTATATGATGAGATTATTATATTTATTATATCAATATAAACATGGTAATGATTTCTATTATAACCTAGATTGTTTAGAACTTTAGTTTAATATGATTCTATCTAATAAATTATTTATTTTAAATAGTTCAATAGTATTAACTACATTAGTAATATATCTATTTTTTTGTTTTTTCTTAATTCTAAAAAATAGTTTTTTATAAAATTTATCATTTATATTGTTTATGTTACCGCTCCATAAAATTTGTAAAAGCACCATTGATAATTTAGAAGGTATTTTTTTATATTTTTTTTCAATATCATATTCAGTAAAAATAAACGAATGTTTCAATAATTCATCTGAGTTCATAGATTTTATATTTTTAAAAATATCTTTGGAATATACGTTACCATTTAATTCTAAAAATACATCTTGTTTTTTTATATTTTCAAATGTTCTATTTATCTGAAATAATGCATCAGATATATCATCTAAAGACTTTTTAATTTCACCAACTGCAATTATTTGATTAGTTTTTTTATCCAAAACAATAATATCAATTTCTCCAATAAGAGTAACATCATTATTTTTCTTAAATTTTAGTAAAGCATTTTCAATTAATGTTAATTCTTTAATATTATAATTAAGTTGTTTTGCAACTATTGGTATAATACTATTAGAAACTTGTTTTTCAAAATCATGACCTATTTTCATATAATATTTTCCCATTTTTTTTGTTTCAATAGAAAGTTCATTTACAATATCAATATAATTAAATTTTTTTAAAATTATCTTTAACTTTTTCTTTAATTTTTTTTTTTCAGTCTTATCTGATATATCATCTATTTTAGTTTCGATCATATTTATGCTACTATAATTACTTAATTGTAATCTTTTTAAAATATATCGCATATTTTTTGTTTTATTAATTTTCATATTAGTAATAAATTTTTTTTGTAATAGTTGATATATCTTATCATCTTTAGTAATATCTAAAATAAACTTACAATAATTCTTAAATGATACTAATGTTTTATTCAAATAATCTCCTGTTTCTATATTATTAAAAAGACCAGAATCCGGAATATTACTATACATTTTTAAAATATCATTATAATTAATACTACCACTTCCTATCATATTAATAGTGTAATGATAATTTAATATATTAGTCATATACTAAATTTGAGTTAATTTATTATTTAATTCTTCGTTAGACATCTTTAAAAAAGATGTAGTTTTATACTTTACTCCATCTATATAAATAAAATTTTGACCAGAACCGCTACTATTGCCTTCATATTTTCTCCAGTAAATTCTGTTATTATTTGATCTAACTACAAAATGATAAACCATTGTGTCTCCTCTAGTAAATTTTCCATACCAAATATAATCAAAATATATATCAAATGGAGATAGCTTATTTGTTATTAATTCAAAATTTTTTTGTTGATGTTTAAAATTAATTTCTTCAGGATGACCTTCATAAGAAAAAATATCAGATTTAGATAAAGGATTAATTATTTTTATCTTGTTAGTTAAATATATGTTCATTATATAATTCAATGCAATTGTCTTTTTAATTGTATTGATTTATTATTTTTTTTATTTAAAGTAAAAAAAAGTTTAGAAATAGAATATTTATGATAAAAATTATCTAACATAATTTATATGAATAAAATAGATTTACAAGAAAAATTAGAAATTTTACAAAATTTTGCTTATGATAATCCTGATAAGAATCTGACAGAAAAAATAAAAGGTAATATTAGTTTAAAAGATATTAAATTTAGTAATAAAAGTTCTATGATAGGTTCAATTAAAGAACAGTCATTAGGAAATGTATCATTCATAAATTTTTTACCAATGTCTAATACTATTGTATTAAATGGGAAAGACTTGCCTATAACTTTGTTCTTAAATCCATACATGAATAGTAAAGATATGAAAGATAATAAAAATCCATTTAATATTGATTCAGCTATTTCTTATTTACTCAGTCCATTAGTCATTAATAAAGTTATTCCTAATTTATTACTACCTCTAGTAAATTTTGATATTAAATTTTCAGATTTACCTTCCTCATTATTAACAGTACCCATTTTTACTAGTATGGAGAAAAAAATAAAAAATGGGAAAATGTCTGAAATGATAAGTGTTAGAGTAAGAGAAAATTTTAATAAAATGACGAGTTTACATACTAAAATTTCTAATAGTAGTAATAAAAATAAAATAGATTTAAAACCTATAATCTTTCAAGTTATTTATTCACTTGCAAAATTAGACCGAGAATACCCTGGTTTTAAACATAATTCATTAGATAGTCATAGTATTTTTTTAAATAATACATCAAAAAATATAAAATATGAGTTCAATAACATTAACTATTATTTAGATGTAAGAGAAAATTTTGTTAAAATAGCAAATTTTTCTAATAGTTACGTTCCTAAAATGTTTAAATCAAAAAATACTAGTGATAAAAAATTTAATATGATGAAAGATAAAGCCTTTGATGCACATTATTTTTTAAACAGTTTAGTTTACCGTGATATAAATAAAAAAAATGTTGCTAATTATGATGAAATGAGTGAATTTATTAATAGAGTATTACCTAAAAAATTAAGAGGTTCGAATAAAAATAAATATTATTTAGTTGAAAAAAGTAAAATGAAATCATTAAAAGATATTTTATCAGATAAATATTTTGATGAATATAAGATTAGAACTAAAGAGAAGATAAATGTCATGGTATCATCTGAAGAAATTAGAAAATTAGAAAAATATTCTGGAATGAATAATTCTGAAGATGAAAAATCAATAGGTACAAGAAAAATTAAGAAGAAAGAAATGGAAGGAGGTTATTTTGACCGAAATAGACCTATAAAGAATAACCCAAATATTTCTAATGATAAAAGAGAAGTTTTTAAAAAAAGAATTGCCGAAAAACCTAAACCACGTGAACCACCTATTTTATTAGAACAAAAAATATATAATCCTAGCACAACTAAACCTACTAGACCTAAACCAGTTCAACCATTTGTACCAATTAACCAACATACTAATATGCCTATAGTAAATTACCCATATCCATATGCTAATATTCTAAATAAAGTTCCAATTCAAAAAATTTACAATATTACAATTGGAGATCCTGGAATTACTGGTAATTTTATTGGAGATTTTTATGAAGATATGATACCTAGTTCACCATATCCTCTAAATTCATTAAGTTTAGAAGACCGTATTAAACTCAGAGGATATGTTAGAAATCTTTTAATAGAAAAAAGGGATGGTGAAGAAATGAATATAACAGGAGGTAAAAAATCTTTCAGAAAATATGTAAAATGGGGACCATTTAATCCATATAGTTTATCTAATAATCCATATGATGATATTGGTAGTAAATTCACTCTTTACAGTGTATTTTATCCTATGAGATACGATGAAGAGAAAAAAATATTTAATGTTGCTAAAGATGCTACATCTTTTAATATTAGAACTTATGATTTATCTATTGGAAGTCTCTATAGTGATAGATTAACCGATGAAATGAAATTAGAAAATTTCAATGTATTTCGTGAATTAAGATATTATAAATTTATTTTGAGTGAAATAATTAATAAAAAAGTTTCACCAAATTTTGTTAATCTAATATTATATAAAATTGATAAAGCTACTAAAATTAAATATCAAAAATTAGTTGAATTTAAAATGAGACATTTACCCAAAGCATTAAGAGATATTGCTTATAAACCTATTGACATTGTTGCTTCAATAGATGAACAAATTAGAAATGCAAGAACTTTCTTGAATCACTTTAAAGTTAAATACCCAACTAAACGTACTCACGAACCTTCAATAGAAGACTTGGAAGAAATGAAAGAAAAGAAGAGTTCAGATGATAAAAAATACAGTAGTCGTGATAGTATTGAAGATCCTAGTATTTTAAATGAATATATTAAAAAAATCATTGAAGATCCTGAAAAAAGAGCAGAAGCTGAAAAATTAGTTTATGCAGCTGGATTAACTTTAGATGATATTCCTATCAAAGGAGATTATGTTGCTAAAAAAGAAAAGATAGCTATCTACCAAAGTAAAATGAAACAATTAAGAAATATATTATCTGTTTTTGGATTAAAAAGAACTGATTTTGATAATTTTGAAGATTCTAGTAAAAAATCATTAATTTTGATGACAGAAGGTCCTACTCATAATATCTTGAGATGGGCTAGTCCTGCTTACAATAAAAACGGTTCTCAAAATATTATGATAGGTACTGGTTATCATACTGAAGAAGCTTGGATGAGTGTATATTTCCAAATTATTCATGCAATGATGGTTCTTGAAAAACATGAAATTTATTTCAGAGAATTAAGTTTAGATAAAAATATCTTTATTAAAGATGTCTATTATGATGGTGGAAATGTAGGATATTGGAAATATATAGTAAATGATGTTTCTTATTATGTACCTAATCTAGGATATATAGTAATGTTTGATTCAAGTTATAGCGATAAAGTAGATATATTTAATATGAAGAAAACGATTGATAAAACTGAGTTTGATAAAGTAAAAGGAAAAGAAGATTATAAAATAATTTCAACTAAATTATTTGAAATTAACTTTTCTAAAAAAGAAATCAATGAAGATTTAAAAACAGACCAACAAAATCATATAAAAGAACTTATAAGAAAAGATATAGCTAATATATTAGACCCGACCAACTTATCTAATAGACTTAAACATATGAAAGGTATTCAACCAACTGATAATTTTATTAAAACTTTAACTAGTATCCACCAATCATATGTTAAAGGAGATACATTAGTGGATATTCTACTTAGTAACTTTTCTGATTATTTACATTCTAGAATAGGAACAAGTTTATCTAATAGTGAAATGAATAACGTATCATTAATTCCAGTAAGAAATTTAGAAAAAGGAAAGATGGTTATCTATCAAGAAAGATTTGGTGAATATAAATGGGCAATGTATGCGGGGAATGATGATAGTGTTCCTGGAAAACACATGATAGTAGATGAAAGAACTACACAACCAAAAAGTGTATTTTTAGCTAGTTTAAGAAGTTATCCAAAAAATCTTCCAGTAGAACACGTATTTAGAAAAGGTCATAAATACATGGAAGAAGACCTTATAGATACTTACAGATTGTAAATAAAAATATTGATTGATTCGCAAAGCGAATATATAACAAAAACGAATTTGGATTCGTTTTTTGTAAATAAAAATATTGATTTATCAAATTAATATCAATATTTTTATAATAATGGGTTGGAGAAATATGTTTATAAATCTAAATTCTAATAGTGATGATTTTAGTACTATTGATAGAGTGGTTGAATTTGTTAACCACCATAATAATTTTACTGAATTTTTTAATCAAGACGATGTTAAAAAAATGGAAGAAACAGATGAAATACCTGGAGAAGAGTTATTTTTAAAAATTTTAAAACACAATAAAAATTACTGGGCTTACTTGGGAAGTTGTGGTGGTATTGGGCACAGTTTCGAATGGAAAGATAAATATTTTCCAGATATAGTAATTTATGATTCAAGTAATTTCAAACATTATGATGATGGTTGGACTAAATGGCCTATAATGAACTTAGATGAATATATAGATAAGAAAATCTTATAGATAAGAAAATCTTATAGATAAGAAAATCTTATAGATAAGAAGATCTTATAGATACTTAAATTAAAATTTAATGTGAAAATTTAAACAAATTCATTTAAAATTTATCATTTAATTTAATGAATATATTTAATACTGTTAAACGTAGTTATTATTCAGTTCCTCCAAATGCATTTAATATGTTAAATAAAATTAAGTCTAGTGCAATTAACAATTTAAAAAATAACTTATATGTTAGTGAAAATACTAATTGTTATGATTGTTATCATATTGTAAAAAAATATAATTTAGATTATTTACCAATTAAATCTAATGGTAATATCATAGGAATTCTTTCAAAAAATGATATAGAAAGAGAAGTTAAAATTCATACATTTAATGAGGAAGAAGAAAAAACAATAAGAGATAATGTGAGTGGTGTTCATTAAAATTACTATAACATATTTTTATTTACAATGAATTATAATAATGATCTTAGAAGGGACATTTTTTAAATATTTAAGAAAAAAAACAAAAATTTGTTGTTTTGAATGTATGAAAGTTTTAATAATAAAACTAGTGTTTAACTTGGTCTAGTACATAATATTTTTAATATAAAATATTTTTCTATTGTATATTAATATGAATAATAAATTTGATATAGTACAAATGCCTCAAGCTTATTTTAGTGGAAATATTAATGCTAATAATAATAGGAAACAACTGATTAAAAATATGTTTAAACAACCTGAATGTAATATAAGTCGTTTAATGGATGTGTTTTTTAGTAAAGAAAACATTGATTTAATTAATAAACAATTAATATTAACAGTTTATAAAAAAAGCAATCAAAAATATAGAATCCCGTTTCAAAAAAAAGAAGACTTGATGGTTGTGATGAGATTTGTTTATGATAAAGATGCGAAACATTTACCTTTTAAAATTAAAGAACAAATTAAACAATTAAATTGTTCTGTTGTTAAAGAAATATTACCAAATATTTTCACTCAAGTTGAACAAAATATTACTTATTTAAAAAATTTAGATAAACCAATTGAACCATTACCACCACCTGTTAATGTGAATAAATTAAATAAAACACTTCCTTCAATTTCATCTTTATTTCATTATTAATATAATTAATTAATCATATTAATAATATATTTGATTATATATTTAAGCACTTATTTAAGCACTTATTTAAGCACTTATTTAAGCACTTATTTAAGCACTTATTTAAGCACTTATTTAAGCACTTATTTAAGCACTTAATTCACCTTTGGTGTTATCTTCAACTAATTCGTAAATGAAAACAGTACCAAGTTCTTGAGCCATTTCTTGGAATTGATAAGGCGAAGCTTTAGCGAATGCTTTATTAGCTCTTTTACCAGCATCATATGGGTCATAGCTGAGATGAACTTCAGTAGTAGATCCGGAAGCTAGTCTTCTAACAAGAGCAGTTGAACCAATTACAACATTAGAATCTCCAGTTGATTCATTAACTTTAGCACAGACAACAGATCTTAAAGCATAAACATCAGTTCTGATTAAGAATTCGGTGTCGTATTCAACTTTACGGTTATTGATTCTTTCAAATCCAGCAATAGGTGTAGGAAGTTTGTTTAAGCTGAATGGTTGGTATTCGTTAAGTTTGATAACATTAGCACGTCTGTCAACGTAGAACATAAGAACACCACGAGAGTAGATAAGACTGGTGTTTCTGTATTCTAACATACCTTTGTGATTAACAAATAATTGTTGGGTATCTTTTGCTTCTTTGAGGTGAACAGGAGATTCATCATCAGCAATGAGAGGTAATTTAAGGTTAATCATAGGAACACTGGTAACAGTAGGTTTGACGTTCATGGCATATGGATTGGCGTTGAAGTTTTGAACATGAGGTAAAGAAGCTACAACAGTTGGTCTGAATGAGAATGCAGAGATAAGACGTTTTAAGACAGTACCGTCGTGGCGACCGTAAACAAGGTCAGGGTTATCGTTTTTGTTTTGTTTGCACATATCAATAGCACCTACAAATTCATTTAAAGAATTGTTGTAGTATTGACCAGAACGTAAGTTAAGAACGGAGTTCCATAATTGGTTTTGTAAGTTGCATCTGTTTAGAAGGTCCATAACAGGAGATCTGTTAGAGCAAACAATATCATTAGGGTCAGTAATTAAGTTGTAGAATAATTCATAATCTGGTAAACTTTGGATTTTTTCTCTGTTGTATCTGGTTTTTACAAGACCAGCAAGGTTAGAGTGTAAAAAGTGTTGTTCAACTAAGTTAATTTTTGGTAAGAAAAGAGCAACAATAACAGGGTGAACATGTTGTCCTAATCTGTGACCGTGTTCAGGGCTATAGCCACCCATGTAAGCTTCAGAAGCAAAGTCTTGGTATTGCATTGATTGTAAAACAACTTGAGCATGTAAAGGTCTATTAGATGATGCTAACTTGAGGATTTCTTGTAAATGACGGTAATCATTGTCATTGACGTTGAATCCTTGGGATGAACCATCTGCAGTTAAAGAACCAAGGACTTTTTGCATGTAAGTTGCAGGAACGTAAGCTTCAGGAGATTTGATTCCTACTAATTCTTGTTCGTAGATGCGTTGGAATTCAGCGAATTCAGCATCAGATAAGTTGAGTTTAGCTTTGTATTTAAGAGCTTTGTTTAAGAGTAAGTGAAATGGGTATTGTTCGTTGCTGTATTTTTCACGGATTAATTGAGCAAATTTTTTTGCTTTTTTGGTAACGTGTCTGTGTCTTCTAACGAATTCAGCTTGGACTTTGTCAGCTAATTCAACATCAGTGTATTTTCTTCTAAGGTTAGTTAAGTTAACAGCTGATACATTTCCTTTAGTTTTTTTAAATAATCTATCAACTTCTTCATCGACTTTAGTGGTTTTCATAGGTTTACTTCTTTCAGAACTTGTCATTATATACTATATTTTAGAAAAAAAAAATTTCTAAATATTTTTTTTTATTTTTATTTTATGTTCAATAAACTTTTTATAATAAAATATTGAAATAATTTTTAATTAAAGATTTTTAATTATATATATTAATGTCAGAATTATGGATAAATAAGTATCAGCCAAATAAGCTTAATCAATTAATTGGTAAAAATAAAGCTATTTTAGAAATATCTAATTGGCTAAATAACTTAAAAAATTCAAAAATACAAACCCTAATAGTATCAGGTCATCATGGTGTTGGTAAATCTATTTTAGTTAAATTAATATTAGATAAATTTAATTATCAAAGCCTAGTCATTAATCAAAATGATATTAAAGAATATAGAAATAAGGATTCTCTAAAAGATATTTTAAATTGTAAACACAGTGAGAATATTAATAATATAACATTTAATAAAAGACTAGCGCTAATATTTGATGGTGCTGAATCAATAACTCTTAGTTCAGAAAAAAAATATATTATGGAAATTTTTAAAGAGAACAATAAGACAAAGGTATTTCCACTAATATTTATTACTAATTTACATCATAATAAAATAATAAATGATATTAAAAAACAGGCCTTATATGTAGAAGTTAATTTTCCTGAAAAAAATGAAGCGATGTCAATATTATCTTATATTTCCAAAAAAGAAAATATTAAAATTAAGAAATCCGCAGTTGAATTGTTAATGAATTTTTGTGAAAAAGATATGAGAAAACTACTTTATCTATTTCAAGATGTCCATCAAAATTTTAAAGATGAACTAATTGATAGTAAAAAATTAATAAAATTTCTAGAATCTTCAAAAAAGAAAAATAAGGATATTAGCTTATTTGATGCAACTAAATTAATTATAAATAATGGTTTGGATTATATTGATATAAATCAATTATATGAATTAGAGAAAGTATTATTACCATTAATGATTCATGAAAATTATCCAAAAAAAATATTGGAAAATAGTAATAATAATCTTAAGACAAATTTGTATAATATGATTAAAATTTCTGATTCAATATCTAGAGGAGATAACATAGAAACATCAATTTATACAGATCAAAATTGGTTTCTTCAAAATATTCATGGATTTTTTACATGTATTAATACTAACTTTTGGATTAATAATAATTGTGATAAAACAATTTCTAATCTTAAATTTAGTAGGGATTTGAATAAAACTTCTCTAAAAAATATTAATAAAAAAAATATTAATAATATTAAAAAAATAATTGGTAAAAAATCTATTCAAGAAATTTTAATAATGGTTAAATTAGCAAATGAACAATTTAATAGCGGAAATATAGTTAAATTTATTGATATTTTAAAATCATACAAGAAGAATGTTACAGTAAAAGACATTGAATTATTTATTAAAATAGATAAAACAGTAGATTTTTTCCTTTTTACTACCAAACAGAAAAAAATGATAGAGAAATTGATTTAAAAAAAATTTATTTATAGTTTATATGAATGAAGAATTAATAAATGAAATTTATAATATTGTTAAAAATAATAATGATGGTAAGGTAGCAGATTATATACCAGAATTAGGCAAAGTTAATCCAAATAATTTTGGTATAAGTGTATGTACAGTAGAAGGAAAAATATATAATATAGGTGACTCGGATATAGATTTTTGTTTACAATCTACTTCTAAACCATTTAGTTATTGTATAGCTAGGGAACTATTAGGTTCAAAAAAGGTACACAATCATGTAGGATATGAACCAAGTGGATTAGCTTTCAATGCATTTACTTTAAATAAAGAGGGTTTGCCTCATAATCCTTTAATTAATGCAGGTGCAATTATGATTGCATCTTTAATAGGAAAAGATAAAGAACCTGCTGATAGATTTAATATGGTAAAAGATTATATATGTAAAATATCAGGAAGTGTTGATAAAATAGGGTTTGATAACAGTGTTTTCCTCTCAGAAAAGCAACATGCTGACAGAAATACTTCCTTAGCTTATTACATGAGAGAAAACGGTGCTTTTAAAGAAGATATTACCCCAGGTATGATTCAAGATAATTTAGATTTGTATTTTCAATGTTGTTCTATGTTAATAAATAGTAAGATAGGTGCGGTGATGTCTGCAACTTTAGCTAACGGAGGAGTTTGTCCTTTAGATAATACTGAAGTTTTTAGTAAAGAAACAGTTAGAGATTGTCTTACTATCATGTATGGATGTGGGATGTATGATTTTAGTGGTCAATTTGCATTTGAGGTAGGATTACCCGCAAAATCAGGTGTTAGTGGATGTATCATGTTAGTTGTTCCTAATATGATGGGTGTTTGTATTTGGTCTCCTCCATTAGATGAGCAGGGAAATAGTGTTAGAGGAATAGAAGTTTGTAAACTATTAAAAGAAAAATTATCATTACATATTTTTGAAAATATAGTTCAAAATAAAAATTTACTATTTGATAATGAAGAAAGTATTATTCAAACTTGTATTAATAGTGCTGCAAAAGGGGATATCGAAACAATAATGAAAATTAAAGATCATGGTTTTGATTTTAATAAGGGGGATTATGATAATAGAACACCATTACATTTAGCTGTAAATGAAGGAAATATAGAAATAGTAAACTTTTTATTAGAACAAAATGTTGAAAAAAATGTAAAAGATAGATGGGGTAACAGACCAATAGATGATATTAAAAATAAAACTTCAGATATATATTTACAAATTAAAGAATTATTGAAATAATTCTAATATTTTATCAATAGTTATTAATTGAATACTATTTTTGCTATTAATTGGATTAAAAATAAATAAATCATCAGTTAAATATAATACCATTTTATTAATATTATCTATCATATTATTATTAACAAAAGTCATATCATTATCTAATATAGAATAATATAAATATGATAATTCATTTTGTGTTTCAATATAATCTTTATAAAAAATATCTTTATTTTTTTTAACTTTTTTAACTTTTTTTTTTAATGATTCCTTAACTAAAGGAATTGAAGTATTCCAAATCATATTATTATTTTTTATAATACCATAAAAATTATAAGATGCTTTCATAATTTTATTATTTTTATCTAACACTAATAAGTTTTCTTCGTCTAAAAATTCAATAGTATAATTTTTTTTTGGATTAAAATATTTAGAAATATGATTAAATTTTTTAGTAAAATTATCATTTATTTTTTTTTCCATTTATATAAAATAATATATAATTTTTTTCTATATCTTTTTATATGCCATTTAAATTTATAGATACTAATAGTAATATGAGTATTATAATGATAATTGTAGTTTTTTTTATCTTTATTATGCCAATGTTAGAAAAAAAATACTCTAATGAAAAAGAAGATTTTTCTAACTGCTTAAAGAATTATTTAATTCCTGTATCAAATAAAATAGATACTTTAAAATGTTCACGTGATTGTTGTAATCATACTCAATGGCCAGTTCCTCATATGAAAAAAAATAAAAATTTAGCAACTAACATTATGTGTAACAGAGGCAATGGAAGTGGTTGTGTTTGCATGAATAAATCAAACTTTAATTTCTTGTCCAATAGAGGTGGTAATTAAATATTTAAAAAAAATTAAGTTCATATTATAAAAAATTATATCTAATATTTTATAATGTTAAATTTCCTAGTTGAAACTAAGAAAGAATATACAATTCAATTAGCCAATCTTATATTTTTTAAAATTTATGAAGGTTTTAATTCCCTATATAAAAAATCTATAGAAAAAACATCTGAAGAAGAAGTATTAAAAAATTTCCAAAAAGCATTAAAAAAAGTACCTAAATGGGACCAAAATTTAATTGATAATGAAACAACCAGAATATGTATTGACAATTATGAAATCATAGAAAATTTATTAAAAGCTATTGTTAAATCGAATATGATGATGTTAACTTATGATCCTAGATCAAAAAATAATAGAATAGATATGACTAAATATGATAATATTAAAGTAAATAAATTAATTCATCAAGTTTATGTTGAATGTGCTCGTGAAATTTTTAATAATCCGTTTTTATTTTATCATAAATATAATCCTTTAGAACTTAAAAGGAATCAAAGAGATATTTTTAAAATTATAAAAAATAGTGTAGAAGAAGCTATAAGAAAATTATTACCAATGAAAGATATCTTAGAAATATATTTAGGAGATAACTATACACCAACAGAAGTAGTTAAAAGAATATCTGAAAAAAACCCTATCATAAATAATCAATCTTTATTGAGAAACCTTAATGTACCTGCAGTTACAAATCCAACTTTACCAATGGTTGGAGGAAATGTTAATCCAATAAATAAACATATTCAAGAAAATGTTAATCCAATAAATAAACATATTCAAGGAAATCTTAAAAAAGATACAATTCAATCTATTCTTGACAGACATGATGTAAATTTATCTTCATCTTCTGATGTAAATAAAAATTTTATTAAGAAAGTTCAACAAAATGAATCTATTGATAGAACAAAATCCAATCTAAAATCATTAGATTCAAAAATAAAAGAAATATTAAATAATGATTTAAATGATAGTGAAAGTGATATTTCATTATCTTACAAACCAGAAAATACTGAAAATTACCAAGAAGTTTTTGGGAACTCAGAGAGAGAACCAGCTAAAATTCAAACTGGAGATAATACTGTTAAGAATACTGGTGAGAATACTGTTAAGAATACTGTTAAGAATACTGGTGAGAATACTGATAATAACAAAAGTATTAATTCTATAAATACTGCTGAAAAAAAAAATTTAATGAAAAAAAATAAATTTTTTAATAATTATATAAATTTTTAAATACGGTTAACACATTATTTTTTTACTTGGATATACATTATCTAACAAAATAAACGCACCTGTTAATACTAACACTAACGATGTTATTTCCATCCTTAACATTCTATCTTGTGGAAAATATCTTAATAATAGGATACTTAACACTAGAAAAATTAAATACTTTAAATTATTTTTAAATATACTTATTAAAACACTTTCTTTTATTTTCATAGTACAATTCTTTTCTTTTTTCCTTTCAAAAGATACAAAATTATCATCTACTGGTGTCATATATATAGATCGAGGTTTTTTTATATCTAAAAATCTAATTATAATTAATAATGAAAATATATATATTAGTTTTATGTTTAATAATTATTTTTTTAAAATATCGCTTAAAAAATAAAAAAAATAAAAATAAAGTATTAAAATTTTTTAATTTTTCATGTTTGCCATTTGTTATGATTATATTAACATTAACTTTTAATCAGGATTTACTATGCTATTTCCAAAATAAAGAATCTGTAGTTTATAGCCACGTTTATACAGAACCTGCAGATTTTTAATTTTTTCTAAATTAATTTAATGACTACAAAAGATGTTAACTTTGGAGCTACAAAAATTAAATTAAAAAGATTTGACCTTAAAAATATGGCACAACATGCTACTATTGCAATGATTGCTAAAAGAGCTTCTGGTAAAAGTTATCTTACCAAAGAAATTATGTATCATAAAAGAAACATTCCATCGTGTCTTGTTATTAGTAAAACTGAAAAATTAAATAAATTTTATGGAGAATTTGTACCAGATAGTTATATTTTTAATGCATTTAATACTTCTATTCTTACTAAACTCTTTAGAAGACAAGGTAAATTAAATGAAGATAATTCTAGAAGGAAAAAACAAGGTAAGAAATTAAAAGATGATAGTATTATGTTAATTATGGATGATTGTATGAGTAGTAAAGGTAGTTGGGTTAAAGATGAAAATGTTCTTGAATTATTTTTTAATGGAAGACATCATCATGTATCTTTTATTCTTACTATGCAGTTTGCACTAGGTATTCCGCCAGAAATGAGAAGTAATTTTGATTATATTTTTCTTTTAGCAGAAGATTTTATTAGTAATAGAAAAAGATTGTATGATCATTATGCTGGTATGTTTCCTAGTTTTGATATGTTTCAACAAGTGTTTTCTGATGTGACAGAAAACTATGGATGTATGGTAATTGATAATAGAATTCATAGTAAAGATATTACTAAAAAAGTATTTTGGTACAAAGCTAAAACTACGCCTAGTTTTAGAATTGGAAGTAAAAAATATAGAAAATATCATAAAAAAAATTATAATAGTAATTGGAATAGAGAAATTAAAACATTTGATGCTTCATCTCTTATTACTAAGAAAAAAAATAAGATTAAGTTTATTGTAGAAAAAGTTAAAAAATAATAAATTCTAAGATTGTTTAATGTTTAGAAGAAACATTTTATTAGGTGTTCGCTTCTTACACGATAGGAAATTACCTAGCGTTAAACCAACAAAAAAAACTACTACAAAACTAATTGGTACTGATAGTCCTAAAAAAGCTAATTATAATAATAATTCAAAAAAAAAAATTAATAAATAAATATATTATCTATTTATTAATTTATACTGTCATTTCTGACTTGTCTGGTGTTTTCCCCATATTAAGTTTGATAGAAATACCTTTATTTATATCTTCAATTTCTGATTTTCTATCTTCCATCTTTTTAATTTGTTTTTCTATTTCTTCCATGTTCTTTAATAATTTTTGTTTATCTTCATCATTTGCAGATGAAATATTTTCGTCTAGCTCAGATTTATTTTTATTTCTTTGTTCAATATTAGCATCAAGGTTCTTTTTGATTTGTTCATTCTTTTGGTGTTCATGAAAAAGTTTAGACTTTTCTTGATTTTCTTTGTAGTTTTTCATAATACTATTAAGTTTTTCATTAGCATATTCGGAATCTTTAACATATTCTGATTCAGGATCAGGGTCAAATGCAAGCCATTTTCCCATTTCACCTACAAATACATTATGATATTCATCATATTCTCTAATTTTTTTGGCATGTTCACATGCTGATTCATAACTATCAAATGCACCTCTAACTTTAATTCCACTTAAAGTTGCTTTATCTTCTTTAGTTGGTGTTAGAAATGATAAACAAACAAATTTTTGATTAACAGGTAAGAATGTAGTATCTTCAGTAAGAAGGTCTTTTTTGGACATTATAATAAATGACCGTTTAATCTTTATATGTTTATTTTTAATCCACATTCTTTTTCTTTAATTTAAACTCTTTTGAATTTAAATCACTATATCCCATCCATATACTAGGTTCATCAAACATGTTATCAAATACTTTACTAGGAATATCTTTAGTAATTGGTTTATTTTCAATAGGTTTACTACAAGAACATTTAACACTACTTATAGATAAACTATTAGTCAATATAATTATTCCAAAAATAATCATTATAACAGAAAAATTATATAATAAATGATTCATATAAATATATTTATATAATAATATTATAAATTCTATAAATATATTGTCATATTGAGGTAGGATAAAATTCCCATCTTAAATGTTTACAACATTTTTTCCAGAATATATCATGTTCCATTAATTTTTTATGAGATTTAAGTAATGGAAAGTAAGGCAATAAATGGTCTAATTCTAGCAACTCGCAAAATTTATAAATAATATAACTATATGAAATAATGTTTTTTCTATTTTTTGGCTTATATAATTCCCATGGTTGTTGAATCGACATAAACATACTGCAAAATTTCTTTTCAATATCAGAACTAATTTTAGGAGGCGGTAGTCCTGATAATTTATTTATAATATAAGGTATATGTTCATATAGATTACTGTATCCTAATTTGAATAATATTTTCTGCATACGGTCTCTATTTAATTTTTTTGGGTCTTTTATTCTAGATTTTTTAATTTCTCTAACAATTAATTCATAAATTATATCATCAATATCAGTAGTTTCTTTTGCTTGAAATTGATTTAACCATTCTTTAAAATGACTTAATCTTTTATAACAAGAATATTCTTTAATAACTTCATCCATAATTACATTTTCAGTATCTCCGCATTCAGCACAAACATAAGCAGAATTATGTAAATCTAAAATTTTTTCTATTTTACACGCTTTACAATATATAATTCTATCTTTTCCATCATCTTCTTTTATTCTAATTCCTTCAACGCGATGACAAAAATTTTCAAATAATGTAGATTTCTTAATAGTATCATCATTTTTTAATTCCTTTTTCTTTTTTTTATTCATTAAATCTAATATTGATACACCTATTTTTTTTTTATCGTTTTCATTATCTCTATAATTATAGTAATTATAAATTATATCTCCTGCTTTATTATAATATTCCATTCTATCTTGAGATTTTAATGAAATAATCTTTTCTTCGATTGTGTCTATTTTTTTTATTATCTTCTTTTTTTTTTCTATATTTGTTGAGTTAAATGTTACGTTATCTTCAAATTCTAATAAATCATTTTGTAATTTGATTAAATCATTTTGTAGTTTATCTAATTGAGTTATATTCTTTTTAAATTTTTTACAATTCTCTTGATGCTTTTTATCTAAGGTCGAATGATTCTTGATCTGATTTTGTTTTACTTTTACCTTCTTATTTTTCTTAATCTTAAAATTACTCATTAAATCTATAGTTGTAAATTTCTTAAATAACTTTGTTATTTTAAGAAATAAATTTATTCATCTATTGTTTCTAACCTGAATTTATATTCTGTTTTTGGTTTCATCCTACGGGGCTTAGGATTATAATCTACTCTGTAACAAGTTCCTCCTATTTCATTTCTTGGTTCATTGTCAATTGGTTGCCATCTACAATTCTCACGACAATCATTTCTAGTCTTTTCTAAACAATTTATATCTTCAATAATATTATATGAAGAAAATCCTTTTGATTCTAAAAATGTTCTTATTTTACCTATTTTAAAAGGTCTGTTAATACCTACTTGATATTTTATTGCAGTTAATACTTCATTATTAGCTACTTTAGGTATATATTTATCTAATATATCATCTCCAATTACTTTATCTTCAATATTTTCTGTTTTATTTTCACCATCAGTAGATTTTTTTATTCTTTCTAAAACTTTGTCTTTTAATCTGGTTTTACCAAGTCTAAAATAAAATTCCTCTTCAGATATTCCATATTTATTAACTAAAACAGCATAAGCATGGCTAACTGGTATTGATGAATCATTTCTATATTGCTCATGCTTCCACAAGTCATTTTTTATAGTATCATCTTTATTTGATAAAATATCTTCATCTTCACCCCATAAAATTTTATTTTTTATATCTTTATAAAGTACAGGGTATAATGTAGAACCTCCAATTATAGATTTTAGTTTGAGATATTTTGTTTTATATTTTAAATATTTTTCTCTATAGTTCATATACTATGTTAAGAAAAATATTTAATAAAAATTTAAATAAAAGCCATATTAGAAATATTCATATTATTAGACAAACACAAAACTTAGACAAAGTTATGACTACACCGTGTCAAACCTTTTTAGATTTAATTGATTCTAAAGTTAATCAACAACACATGGATTGCTTAAATGAAAGAAAAAGAGTTTTTCAACATAGTGATTATAACTATAGAAATGATACTAAAGAAATTAGGAAATCTGATTGGACAGCTAAATCTACTCCAGAATTTCTATTAAAAAGACATGTAGAATTAACAGGACCCGGTAATGATAGTAAAATGGTTATTAATGCTATTAATTCATCTGCAAATGCTTATATGTTAGACCTAGAAGATTCTATGACACCATCTTGGGATAACGTAATTGATGCACATAGTAATATAATTCAAGCAGTCAGAGGAACATTATCTGATACTAAAATGGATAATAAGGGAAATATAATAAAAGAATATAATATTAACAATGATAATAAACCAAGTTTTTTTGTTAGAGCTCGTGGATTACATATGTTAGAAAATAATGTTACTAATAATGACCATAAACCATTATCTGCTACTGTTTTTGATATAGGAACTTTTATGTTTCATAATGCTAAATATTTACATAATAATAAGATGGGACCAAATCTTTATATTCCAAAATTAGAATCATATGAAGATGCTAAGTTTATTAGCCGAGTTATTAGTGAATGCGAAGAATTATTAGATATACCATATGGTACTACTAATGTTACTGTTCTTATAGAAACATTTCCTGCAATTTTTCAAACAAATGAAATAATTTATGCCCTTAAAGATCATATTGTAGGTCTAAATTGTGGAAGATGGGATTATCTATTTAGTATGATTAAATGTTTAGGTAGTAATACTATCTTGCCTGATAGAAATCTTTTAAGTATGAACCAGCCATTTTTAGAAGCTTATGTTAATGAAATAGTTACAAGTTGTCATAGAAGAAATATTCATGCAATGGGTGGAATGTCTGCTTTTATACCTACAACTGATAAAGACGAAAATATTAGAATCTTAAATGATATTACAATGGATAAAATCTTAGAAATAGAAAGAGGATGTGACGGAGCTTGGGTAGCTCATCCTGGTCTTATTCAACCAATACAAGATTTATTTGAAGATAAATTAGGTGGTGATAATATGATTAACTATATTCCGGATGTAATTACTATGAAGAGCGATAAAGATAAAGAAGATTTAATAAAATTAGATGGAAAAGTAAGTTATTCAGAATCAACCTTAAGAGACAATATTTCTATTTCACTTCAATACATTTCTGCATGGTTGAGTGGTAATGGAGCTGTTGCTCTTAATAATTTGATGGAAGACTTGGCAACTTCTGAGATATCAGTTTTTCAAATAAAACAATGGCTTAATAATAATGTTACCATAGATGGAGACTATAGCTTGAACGAAGAAATTTTAACAAAATTTATCGATGAAGAATATGAAAAAATGTTAAAATCAAATATGGTGAATTATGCTTCTAGAAACTTTGTATTTGCTAAAGATATTTTAACTAAATATGTTATGGATAGAGAAGATAAATATCACTTTTTACCAGATGTTGCACAACCATATCTAAATAATAAAAATGGATATAACAGTGTTCAATTTGATAAAAAAACTATTAGTGGATTAGCAGGGTCAAGGACACTCAGAGGTGTTGAACTTACCAAACACAGAGGAGAATTTTTAAACAGATTCCTTTACGAAGAGGGAAATGATAGTTATAAATTTTTAGGAACAAGTAATGGTATTGCTGGTGTAAATGTAGTTGCTGGTGGTAAAGGTAAGGTTGGTCCCTATGCAGGTGGTTGGCAATCAAATGCTATGAAAAATCGTTTAGGTATGTTATTACCAGATACATTACATGTTTCACCAGAAGAAGTAGCCAATTGTGCTGAGGAGATTAACCATCATCTTGAAAGAGCAGATCAAGTACAACATATTCAAAAACTTAATGATCCTGACTTTCCAGATTGTGTTGATTACTATGATATGGCATTGTTAGCAGATTTGGAACAAGGTTGGAGTGTCCCAGAAAAGACTAGAATCAGTGTTAAAAAAGCTATTCTTAATGGAATTAATGTAATTCACATTGAAGATCAAGGTGTAGCTAAAAGATGTGGTCATTTAGGTGATAAAGAATTAAATACCTATGAAGATCATGCTGTTCTTATGAGGTCTGCTAATCTTGCCGCCCAAGAACTTTTAGGCCCAGAACAAGCTGATAAACAATGGGTTAGATTTGTAGCTAGAACAGATGCTTATTCCGCTAAAAGAATTCATAATTCTAGAAACCTTCATGATCATAATAACCCAGAATATAAATTTGTTGATTGGGATAGAGGATATTCACCAGACGGAAAATATCTTTATCTTAATCAAGGTGTTAATCCAGATACAGGAAGAACTTGGGGATTAGATTTGTCAATTGAACGTTCAGCAAGATTAATTGATGATGGACTTGCAAGTCATGTTTGGATGGAAACACCTAATGCAGATTTACAAATAGCTAAAGATTTTATATCAAATGTAAACAATATATTGTTACCAAAAGGTAAAAGAGGCTATGGTTTATATAATCATTCACCATCATTTGATTGGGATGTTAAATTTTTTGCTGAAGCAGAAATATTAACTGATAAAATCATGAAATATGTTATGGATGAAGTTTATGGGTATGCTCATAGTTTATGTGATGATGTTACGGTTATGAATCGTTTATTGACTTCATCTTATAGTTCTGTCTTTGAAGATTCTATTAGAAATTTTATTAGTAATCATGGTGAAGAAGTTCAAGGTGATAAATTATTTACAGATGAAAATATTAAAAATATTTCAATGCATTGTTTAGATTACGTTAGAGGTGAAGAAAAATGGACCAAAAATATTAATGATAGAATGGAATTATTAGGAAATTCCCATATTGATGATAGTATGAGAGGATTTTTAAATCAGCAAAAAATAAATGGATTTAATCCTAAGAAAAATATAACTGAAATTATAGTCGATCAGAGATTAAATAATTTTAGTCCAATGTTAGCATCATTTGGATTTGATATGCATCTTATTACTTTACCTGAATTTCATGTAACCGCCTACAACATGCACATGCTTGCTGATGATTTTGCTGTAAATGGAATAAACGCATTTGTAAAAAATACTCAAAGACCAGAGAGAATATATTCTGAAACAGACAATTCATATACTTATTACAAACATCAAACTGCTACTGGAACTGGAATTGAGGCACTTTTTAACCAATCTGTTGGTTCTTCGAATGTTAACACACTTTCAGATTCTACAGAATCAGATGATACATGTTCAAGAGAAAATTAATTATAAAAAATATAAAAATGTTTAAAAATATTTAAAATCCATTTTTTTTTATAAAAATATATAAAAATTTTATAAAACCATGTTTTTTTTTGAGAAAAAAGTTTAAAAAAAATTTTTTTCTAAAACAATATATATAACATGGGTGGCGGTTTAATGCAACTCGTAGCTTACGGCGCACAAGATGTTTACCTTACTGGTGAACCTCAAATCACATTTTTCAAAGTTGTCTACAGAAGACACACTAACTTCTCTGTTGAACCTATCGTTCAAACTTTCTCTGGTTCTTCCGATTTCGGTAGAACTGTTACCTGCAACATCAATCGCAATGGTGATCTTATCTCCAAAATGTATGTTGTTGTTGACTTAGAAGCAAAAACTGATACTAACTGGGGATACGTTTCCAGACTTGGTCATGCTGCTCTCGAACACGTCAAAGTCGAAATCGGTGGTTCCAAAATCGATGAACACTACGGTGACTGGCTCAACATCTGGCACGAACTTACCAGAAATGACTCTCATGACCGCGGATACGACCGCATGATTGGTAACACTAACGCCATGAAAGCCCTCGGTGGAGACCACGGTGCATACAGAATGTACGTTCCTTTACAATTCTGGTTCAACCGTAACAACGGTTTAGCTTTACCTCTTATTGCTTTACAATACCACGATGTCCGCATGACTATCAAATTCCGTGACGCAGCCCAATGTGTTAACCACACTGGTGCTGCCGTTACTAACGGACCTGAAATGAAAGATGCTACTTTACTCATCGACTACATCTACCTTGATACCGAAGAAAGAAAAAGATTCGCACAAGCACAACACGAATACCTTATCGAACAATTACAATTCACTGGTTCCGAATCTGTTCCTTCCAAAAACAACAAATACAGACTTAACTTCAACCATCCTTCTAAATTTCTTGTCTGGGCCTTCCAATTAGATGCCTTCCGTGGTAAATCTTTCCTTGACTGGGCAACTGATGGTGACTGGGATGCTGCTCTTAACAGAGCCGCAAGAAAAGTCTGGGTTGCTACTCACACTGAAGCTGATGGTTCCATCACAAATGATAACAATGATGCCACTTTAACCTTAGCTGAAGCTTTAGGTGCTGGAGTTAATGGTGTCATGGACGCAATGGGAAACAGAGTCGTTGCTATCCCAACAAACACCACACCAAAAGCTGATGGTTCAGATATCCAATTAGTTTCTCACGATTTAACCTTAGCTGACTTATCTACTGCAGTTACTGGTGTTACAAGAGTCACTGTCAATGACCACTTCAACTACGGTGTCAATGCTGATGGTTCAGGTAACCCTTGCGCTAATGCCAGATTACAACTTAACGGTCACGAACGTTTCACCGAACGTGATGGTGACTACTTTAACTACGTCCAAGCTCACCAACACTTCAGCAACACACCAGCTGACGGTGTCAATGCTTACTCCTTTGCTTTAGAACCAGAAAAACATCAACCATCTGGAACTTGCAATTTCTCAAGAATCGATAACACTACCTTAAACGTTGAACTTACCAATGCTGCTGATGCACTTAACAACGGTAACTCATCCACTGTCAACATCTACACTGTTAACTACAATGTCCTTCGTGTCATGAGTGGTATGGCGGGTGTTGCCTACAGTAACTAAGTTTAATAACTTATTTCATTTAATTAATTAGATAAATTTATTAAATGAAAAATTGATTTAAAGAAATGAAACATTATTTATTAATGAACCAAATAGAAATCTTAAACAATATCGCATATGTAACATATGAAGATTTTATGTTAAAAATAAATGCAAAGAATTTAAAATATTTATTAATCCAAAATGAATGTAATTCAATACATAATCCACCTAAATGGTTTATAGATAATAATAAAGAGATTTATACATTAGATACAAATAATAATAAAAAACGTTTAGTTGATATAATTATGAAAAAAAAAGTTAGGAAATATATTTTTGAAAATGATAATCATTTTGACTTTACATCTGATAATATCGTAGTTAAAACTAAAAAATTTCTGAATTATCTTAATAAAGAATTTAAAATTGAAGAAAAAATAAATGGTGTTATAAAAAGAACAGGGAGGAGTGCAGGAGTTGAGAAAAATCCTATTTATAAAATTAAAGTAGATAATAAAGATATATTTTTAATGTACTGTGAAGTAGATACATACACAATTATTGATAAAAATACAATAGAAAAAATAAAAAAGTTTAATAATAAAGAAGTTACTTGGTATTTGTTGAAAAACGGCTATATAGGTGGTCATGTTAAAATAAAAAATAAAAAAACTATAATTTATCTCCACCAACATTTAATGGATCATTATGGAAAAGGTCTAACTAAAGGTACTAATACAGTTGACCATATTAATACAAATAAATTAGATAATAGACTTGATAATTTACGATTAGTTAATCAATCTGAACAGAATAAAAATAGAGGTAAAAGAAAAAGACAAAAATCTGCTAAATGTAGTTTACCTGATTTTATTAAAGAGCTACCAAAATATGTTCAATATATAAATTCAAAAGGAGGGTATTTTTGTATTAGGAATCACCCTAATTATCCAAATGAATACTTTCAATCATCTACAAAAAAAGAGGTTTCATTGCAAGAAAAATACCAATCTACCTTAGATAAATTAAAAGAGTATAATAATAAAAAAATAAAAACATTAGATAAATCATCAAATTCTAATACTGGAGTAAAATATATTAGTAAAACTTTAATTCATTCAAATGATGCTTTTTCATTTGATATTAAAATAGAAGGAAAAAGATATACTAAAAAGAAATCAAAAATTGAATTAAAAGACTTTCTACAGTTAGTTTTAGCTACTTTTCCACATATTAGAAAATATCTGGAAAAAGAATGGAATGTATCATTTATTACTTCAGATAATAATATTAATCACTTGAAACAAATGCTACCTAAATATTTTAGTATGTATCAAGAGAAAAAAAGGAATAAGGATGAATATTTTTGGATTATTAGTTATAACAAACGTGCTAATGGTAAAAGAATTTCAATTAAAAGAACTTTAGCTAATATAAATTCAGAAAGTGTAAAATCTACCATTAATAGTATTAATCTTAAACTATAATCTTAATTATTTTATTTAATATTTTTGGCTTGCAAATAATAATATTTAAAACAATATTTACTTTTTGCTTTTTTATTTTTACAATATTTACAAACAAATGATTTTAATATTCCATCTGTATTTGAAATAACACTTATATTATATGTGTTACTTGAACAAAAAATACATGGAAAAATCCAACCTATTCTATTAATAGTTGGTTTTTCACTTACAGCTACCGTTATTTCTTGCTTTTCCAAATCAAACTCGTAAATATGTGTGTGCATATTATTTTAGTTGATAAATAAAAATACTTAAATAATATTTTACTATTTTATTTATATGGCAGATTTTGGAACTGTATTTAATAACGAGATATTCGAAGATGAATATAGTAAAAGTAATCAAATTGATTTCTTTTTTACAAAAAGAACTACTAGTTATATTAAAGAGGTTATTCAAAAAGACCTTACTAGAAAAGACCAAAAATTTATAAGTACTAATAATTTTATAGTTTTAAATTTAAATTTTGATAATGTTAAAGAAGAAGATGTTATCTTGGTAGAAATTTGGGGAGATAAAGGCTATTATTATCAAGGTAAAATTAGTGAAAGTAAAGGGAATTTTCCACTAATTGCATTAAAATTAAAAGAAGATTCACAAATATTTTTAAAATTAACCATAAAGAATAATGATGATAAACCAACTAATTATATTAACTTCATAAATATTCCTAAAAAATATCAATTAGAAGAAGATGATACTACTGAAAATAATATATAAATTAATGTAATGAATGATAAACTAATTATAAATCAAAAGCATGATTTTGGATTTGATATTAAAATAAAGAGAAAAAAGAGTTTTTTTAAAACAAATAGATTATTATTCTACAATAATAATGATAAACTATTAGGTTTTTTTGATATGAAAGATAATGTTTATGATTTTGGAAATAAATGTTTTAAAATTAATTTTAAAAAATTAAGATTAATTAATGGATTTCATTTTAATTTTTCGATAAGATTTCTAGATAACAGTCTTTATGCAGATATGGAAGGTTACTTGTCGCAATTTAATAGAAAAAAAAAAATTAAAGCTAATTTTATTTCAAAAAATTCCAATAAAACTATTATAACTGAAAGATTTAATTTTCTACCAAAAGATGGAATAGGTTCTAAAAAAAATGTACAATTTTATATTAATGATGATTTTTTCTTTAGAGTATATAAAACAAAAAATAAGAATTATAAAATAATATTTGATGATAGTGTTAATAAAAATAAAATAATATTAATAGCAATGTTAACATCTTGTTTGTTTATTTAAGTTTAAATTTTTGAATTTGAATCAAAATTGTATCTAAATCTTTAATAATAATATTAGTTGTTCTAGAAAACACATCTTTAACTTCACCTTTATTAAGTCTATAATTAAAGTGAATTACTCTATCAAGCGGATGTGGTAAATTATAACTAAACATATCAACATACTTATCTTTAAGAGCATAATATGAAACTAAATTTCCTAAAGTATGGTCTTGATCACCTACTTTTAAGGTACCTACCATTTCATTTTCATCTGAAATTGACTCATTTAAATCTAATAATTGTTTTTTTAGATTTTCAACACTTCTTATTAGGATTTCTTTTTCATCAATTTGTCCTCTTGATTCAACAAATACATTAAATTTATCATCACTTAACATTTCATATGAAAAAATAGAACAAGCACTAAATTCAGCTGTATTATTTAATTCAGTTCCTATTTCAGAAACACTACTAAATTTAATTTGCTGGTTTGCTTGTAATTTCACAATTGGAATGGGATTTTTATAAGGGTTATTAATTTTTTTCCCGTGATAATAAAAAGTACAGTTATCTGTAGATACTGTTACAATATCTTTAGTGTCATTAGTATAATCTAAATACATGTTAATGTTATTAAGTGAACTTGTATCTACAGATTCATCCTGACTATTAATATCAACATTATCAAATAATAAAAAATTATCTTCCTCATCATCTTCACCTTCTTCTTGTTTATTATTAAAAAACACACTTTTATTTTCAATTCCAATTACAGGAATTGCCTTAATTCTATTTTTCATATAATTATTATGAAAAACACTGTTATTTTTAGTAATCGAAGTATTCCAACTATAAATAGGTAAATCACTTAAAGCTATTCTTCTAATTGAATTTACCAAAGGATGAGATACATCCTTTCCAGAAAAACTAAATTCCAATCTGGTATTCATAAAAGTATTATCATATTCAGCCATTTTAACTGATATATTTTTGTTACTCATATAATATATTTTATATTTTTTCTTTAATTATCAATTTTTTTAAACTTTTAGTTTCGTTCTTATGTAAAAAAAATATTATATATTATAATGAAAATATTTTTTTATTCAAATGATTGTTTAAAATGTAAAAAATTATGGAAAATAATGAAAGAAAAAGATATGGCATCTAAATATAAAACAGTTTGTATTGATAATAATGCTAATTTACCTAAAAATATTAAAGAAGTGCCTACTATTATTGATAGTGAATTATCTGATATTTTAGTAGGCGATAAAGCTTTTGATTATATCTCAAGTTTAAAATATTTTAATTTTCCTAGTAATAATTTCAATAACTGGAATAATAGACTAGTACCCAAACCTAAAATCATAGAAGATAAAAAAGCTTATGATGAAAAAGCAATGGAAAGTACTTCTGAACATTTTGATAACAAAAAAGAGGTTATGAAAATGGTTAATATTAGAAGACAACAAGATATTGATTTTAAAAAAAATATTAATTAGAGCTTCTTATTGATTTTTAAAAAAATATTAATTAGAGCTTCTTATTGATTTTAAAAAAAATATTAATTAGAGCTTCTTATTGATTTTAAAAAAAATATTAATTAGCTTCTAATTGATTTATAATCTTATTACTATATTCATTAAAATCTCCTCGAAACTTTTTAACTTTTTTATTTTCTATTAAAAATAATTCTATCATTTCTTCCATACTTTCTATCAAGTGGCTTTCATGAGTTATTACCATAAAAGCTCCTTCAAATTCTACTAAAGCATTAATGAGACATTCTACTGTTTCTATATCTAAATGATTAGTAGGTTCATCCATTACTATTAATTGTGGTCTACTAAAAATTAGTTTTACAATAGCTACTCTTGCTTTCATACCACCTGATAACTCCCTAATTTTTTTAAGGTGAGCTTGTGGTTCTAATTTTACTTTTCCAAGATAAGCTCTTGCTATAAATTGTGGTTGACCCGCAAAATCATTAGGTACAAATTCTGCCAAATATTCTACTGGACTTTTATCCATTGGTAATGTATTTTCAAAATGTTGGTCGTATACACCAACTCTAACTTTACTTGAACGATGAATACCTTCAACAGATAAATCACCACTAATTATTTTTAA